TGGTGCAGCTACGGCTGGTGATAGTGGTGCAGCTACGGCCGGTTCTTATGGTGCAGCTACGGCCGGTGATAGAGGTGCAGCTACGGCTGGTGATAGTGGTGCAGCTACGGCCGGTTCTTATGGTGCAGCTACGGCTGGTGATAGTGGTGCAGCTACGGCCGGTTCTTATGGTGCAGCTACGGCTGGTGATAGTGGTGCAGCTACGGCCGGTTATAGAGGTGCAGCTACGGCTGGTGATAGTGGTGCAGCTACGGCCGGTTATAGAGGTGCAGCTACGGCTGGTGATAGTGGTGCAGCTACGGCCGGTGATAGTGGTGCAGCTACATCAAGAGGTAAGTCATGTACAGGTAAGCATGGTCTGTCAGTGGCACGTGGTAATAATGTCAAGGTAAGAGGAGGTATGGGGGCAATATTGGTTATAGCAGAGGAAAATGAAGATAACTATGAGATTGCATCATGGAAAGCAGTTGTAGTTGATGGAGATAAGGTAAAGCCTGATACTTGGTATAAATTACAAGATGGTGAATTGGTAGAATATAATGAATAAAAATATTAACTATGGCAAAGAAAAAAAACGTAGTGAAGGTTGAGACAAGAAAGGACGAAGTAAGATATGTAACAAGCGACATAAAAAAAATGCTTGGAAAGTTCCTGGTAAAATCACTGAAAAGAACATGGAGTGAAGCGTTTGCTGATGAAGGTACCGGAGAAGTGGTAAATATTGACCGTTATGAGATAATCTTTGACGCTGGTACCTACCTGGGGCAGGAGGAAATATCTAAAATCAACTTTTATATGCAGGAAGGATCCATTCAGGAAGTTGAAGTATCCAATCAGAGACGAATGGCGTTCGAAATGACAACTGACAACTTTATTCCGTACATGGCACAAGTATTATGTGACATGAAAAAAAAGAAGTTCCTGCTTAAAGCACAGTCTATAGACCAGACAAGGGAAATCGTTAAGGACTTCACAGAACTCAATTTCAAAGGAAGCTTTCGGATAACCCAGATTAAGGAGTTTGATTATTGCATAATTCTTGTTGACAAGCTATCAACTACCCCTCTTGATGAACTCGGAAAGCTTGTTATGGAGAATTCAGAACTTTATTCTGAAGAGGAAATCAAGAAGATATGCGGAGAGGACAAGGCCGACATTCCTGAATCCAAATTCTACAACATTGACGCACGAATCATTTTTACTACAGAAGGAAAGGATGAGGACAAGGAGGAAACTAACAGGCAGTTTGTCGTACAGACTTATACTGCAGAACGCGCGATAATGCTTATCAACAGATACCTGAATGACGAGCAGGACAAGCTTGAAGAAGAATGCAAGGAGAAAAACAGAGGTTTTGACAGGAAGATTATCCATGCGTCTATTGAACAGTCAACCATCATACCGATTAGCCAGTACATACCTAAAGAATTCAGCTTAGCCTATGCCACAGAAGAATAGAATCAGTATTTCGGACCTTCTCAAAATAAAGAAGAATACCTGTAAAAAGACGCATGATGATGAAGAACACCGTCTTCAATGTTCGTGCGTTAAATGGTTCAGGATGCAGTATCCTTCCATAAGCTATGTGCTTTTTGCCATTCCAAACGCTGCAAGAAGATCTGCAAGGAATGGCGCGTACATGAAGGATGAAGGTATGCTCCCGGGCGTGTCAGACCTGATTCTTCTCAAGAGCAACCGTCATTACGGTGCACTTTGCATCGAAATGAAAACACGTTCCGGTAAGCAGAGTGATTCTCAGAAGAAATGGGAACAGGAAGCTGTAAAGAACGGAAGCAAATATATAGTCTGCCGTTCATTTGAAGAATTCAAGGATGCGGTTAACGAATATATAAGAGATATGACATGAAACGAAACTCGTTCTTGCTGTATACGGATTCAATGGACATAATAAGTGAGTTGTCAGACGCACAGGCAGGAAGGCTTCTAAGGGCAATGGTATTATATCAGAAACATCTTGACGATCCTACCAATATGGAATACGAAGAGTTTGTTTCTGACAGTATCGTAAAGATTGCATTTTCTCCTGTAAAGAATCAGTTTGACCGCGATTATGAGAAGTACAAGGATGTGTGCAGCAAAAGGGCTAATGCCGGAAGGAAGGGAGGTCTGAGCAAGTCTTTAAGGGTATCTGCCATTCAGGCGGAACCCTTATCTCCTGTAAAGACATTAATTGACATTGAAAAAGAACTTATGTCTGATGAATTATGGAAAGAGCAGATGTGCAGGCAGTCCGGAATAGGTGCCGTAAACTTCATGAAGATAATTCAGGAACAGATTAAAAAGTTCTTCGAGTACATAAGTGCAACCGGCTCGGAAAAAACGGTACTCACAAAAGATGATGCCAAAAGACGCTTTTTCTGGTGGTGGACAAACACAGGCGTTGATGCCTACAATAAATGCAGAGACAATGGAAAACAACGTACAACAGATAAAAACTCAGTTAAAAGCAAGCCAGATATACAATCTCGTAAATCGGATGAAGAAAGATATACAGGAAGTTTCTGAATTCGACCTGACAGATTATGATGAATTTGACCGTCACTGTGCGATGATAGAACAGATAGGTTCCGCATATATGGAAAGAGAGTTCAGTGAGTTTGTTGTCGACGAATATAACCGTGACGTAATAAGGTTTCTTGTATACTACTTCAACAACTGCAAGCTTGCTGAGAATATATTCCCGGGTAAAGACTATAAGGTACATAAAAACCTTATGATACTCGGAGTTCCGGGTACCGGAAAGACGCTTTTAATGCAAGTTTTTTCTGAATACCTGAAACTTACTAACAACCCTAACATGTTCTTTAATCTTTCCGTAACACAGATGATGAACTACTACAAGATTAACGGACATATAGACCGATACACCTACAATGAGGAAGGAGGAAAGGGAATAGATGGAATGCCGTTTAATATCTGTATCAACGATATTGGCCTTGAAACTGAGAATCAGAAAAGTTACGGTACATCGCTTGACAGCGTGATAGATGAATTCCTGTATGCAAGGTATGAGATATATCAGTCACACTTCAAGAAGTACCATATAACCAGCAATCTTGATCTTGATGAGTTCAAGGAAAGGTTTGGAGACCGTCTTATAGACCGGTTCAAGAGTTTTAACGTAATACCGCTCTTGGGAGGGAGCAGAAGAAAATGATTAAAAGTACTGAATATCCTATGAATATAGGAGGAAGAGGATACCAGAAGGAATACAAGGGATTTGACATCGCGGTAATCATCAAAAAAGGAGAAGGAGTCCGGATATTCATTCTGAAGAAAGATGGTGGTATTTTCCATCAGGATAAGAAGAAGTATGCAGAAGTGAACGAATGTTTCTCTAACGCGGAGAAAATCATTGACAACGCTGTTCAGGCTTCAAGCATTATCGAGCAGTCGAAGGTTAAGGACGAATCGGAAAGGATGAAAGACAAATGCTATTCAGCCTGCATGTCTGCATTTGCTAATGCACTTACTTTTTCGAAAGGTGACAACTCCAGAATAAGATATTTCTTTGAATACGAACTCCAAAAACAATTTGACAAGATATGAATGCAGTAGATGAATTGCTTTTATTTATTGGAAGCAGACTGGCCTATGGGCTTATTGTTTTTTCCGAAGAATACGGATTGCTTTCTATTGAAAGCGTATCTCGTGACGGAATGGTAGAACTGAAAGGAATTTCAGGAGAATCTATTTATCTGCCATTTTTTAAAGTCAAGCCGGTACTTTACCCGAGCCCTTCTTTTGTTCCACTAAATCCTCCTGTTGTAAACAATGACGGAAATGTTATATGTGAAATGAATTTCGGTCCGGCACAGTTCAGCGATATTCTTTCTCTTATACAAAAAGGGAAAGCGGTTTCAGTTTATGATTTACCTTATAATCCGTATGTAAATTATGCCAATAAGCAAAGTTTATAATATAGATTGCATGGATTATATGAAATCCATTCCTGACAAGTTCTTTGAACTTGCTATAGTTGATCCACCGTATGGTCTCGATAAAAAAAGTACCCACGGAAGAGGTAAACTTAAAAACAGGTGTCTAAACAGGGGAAATATTCAGCGATGGGATATCCGTCCTACAAAGGAATACTTTGATGAATTGTTTCGTGTCAGCAAAAATCAGATTATATGGGGAGGTAATTACTTTCCTCTTCCTCCAACAAGATGTTTTGTATGTTGGGACAAAAAGCAGGTATGGGAGAATTTTTCACAATGTGAATTTGCTTGGACTTCTTTTGATAAACCAGCTAAGCATGTAAGTATTTCGAATAAGGGAGGTAAAGCTGATAAGGGTAAATTTCATCCAACACAAAAGCCAATCGCCCTGTATGCTTATCTTTTACGAACATTTGCAAAACCTGGCTATAAGATTCTTGACACTCATCTGGGAAGTGGAAGTAGCAGGATAGCAGCTTATAAGATGGGATTTGATTTTTTTGCCACAGAAATAGACAAAGATTATTTCGATGCGCAGGAAAAAAGATTTCGTGAAGAGTGCATGAATGAATATGAAACAGCTTCTGGAACAATAACACAACAAACTTTATTCTAAAATCCACTTTACCTAAACTTTACGTAAAATGATACCACCTGGATTTGTATTAGCATTAGAATCATTATCACAGTTACACAACAAACTTAAAGGAGGAATATTCAATATGGAAAAGGAAACGAAAACAGTTACAATTCCGCTGTCTGAGTTCGAAGAAATGAGAAGCAAGGCAGCACAATATACTGCATTAAGGAATACTTTACGATTCGAAGTAGAAATGGAATATAAAAATGAAATGAAATCCATAAGCGAATTGTATGACAAATATTATGAGAAGTATTCCGAAAGCGACAAAAGAGTAAAGGAACTTGAATCAGAAATAGAGGATTTAAAGAGTAAGTTAGAAAGATGTAAATCCCGTAAACGATGGAAGATATGGAAGAAATAAGACACAGCCTTACAAACGACAAGCTGGAAGAATTATACAGACAGCTTGATAACTTCATAGCTGATTTAACCTGGGAAGAAGTTCAGGAACATCTACCGACACTTAATGAAGTTAAGACTATGATTCACCAGAGAATTAATGAGAACAACGAAAAGAGTATAAAATAACTATTATAAAAGTTGAAAAATAAGATATGGAATTCAAATCACAAATAGCAACCACACGTGAACAGTCGAAAATACTTCTTTCGATTGGACTGAAACCGGAAACGGCCGACATGGTGTATCACTACACCAATAGCCGAGTAGAATCATTGGAATGGGAACTTCAAACCAAACCTCCCACATCAAGAGGTAAGTTCTGGACTCCTGAAAGAATTGCTAAATTGAAAAGTCCTTTTCATAAGCATCCGGACGGAACTCTGATGACCGGAGAGGAAATATTCGACCGACTTTGGGGAAAAGACATTCCTGCATGGAGCTTGGACCGGCTTCTGGAAATTATGCCAAAGTCAATCACTCAAAGTAATCGCCCAAATGCTGATTTTGCAATGAACAGTGACGGTACCTTCTGGTTCATTTCATACGAGGAACTTGGCTATGATGTGAAACACCAGGAAATGAGGAGTAGCTCGTTCGATGCTATTATCAGCATGATTGAATGGCTTATAGACAATAATCATTTAAACAAAGAATACTTAAAAGATAAACCATGAAAATAGAAGATATTCAAAAAGCTGCAGATGAATTTGCAGATAGAGAGTATGAGTATAATTACATTGATATGAATGCTTTATCAAAAGGATTTTATCATGGTTCTAAATGGAGAATTAACAGCGTATGGCATGACTCTAATGAAAAGCCAGTTCTGAACGAATTTTTTGTATATCAAACAGATAACGGAGAATGGGAAACAGACTGCTTATTAAAAGATAGGTAGGATTTATATGTAGTTTCAACAAAATTAATAAGATGGGCTTACATGAAAGACTTAATACCTGATAAGGAGGAATAAAAATGGCAAGAGAAAAAACATGCAACATATATAAAAAGATTAAAAAGTTACTCGGAAGCACTGTTCCGGCTGTAGAAAGACTTGGCAATCTTGACGATTCAATATGGAAACTTGGACTTCTTAAAACGGCAGAAAAAAACATCAGGGTAGAAGTTATATACAAGAAGAAAAAGATATTAGGATACTGTCGTTCAATCCAATCAAATGTCGAAGTGGAGATTGATGATAAAATTCTTGAAAGGATCATCCAGATATATGAGGACGAATACAACAAGCAGCTGGAAATATGCGAAAGTTTAATCAGTAAACTGGAGGGTTGATTATGCAGATATCAATAACAGAAAAAGAAGTTAATGCAATAGACTTCGGATTGGAACAGATTAGAGACGCATTGGAAGGTTCCTCTTCTGAGGAATATAAACAGGATGCTGAAGAAGCTATGAGAAGCCTGGGTAATATATTAAGAAAATGCCATTTGGCGAGAGAAAAGGCTAATGACCTGAATCAAGCAAAAAGATATATACGTTCAAAAAACGGATATATGCCACCTACAAAGCTGGATAAAATGGCAAGACTATTAATAAAAAAATCAAAGTAGAAAATATGACAAAAGAAGACATTAAAAAGGCGGCAGAAGAATATGCCAAAGAAGCTTGTCGTCCACTTTGGAGAGCTGGTAAAGAACAAGTCTGTATGGTCGATTTCATGGAAGGCGCAGAATGGTATAAAAATCAGTCATCTTGGATAAGTGTTGATGAACGGCTTCCTGAACTGAACGTACGTGTATTGGTTGCTCAGCGTGGAATAAACCGGATAAGCATTTGCATCATGAAACGCATACCACATGACACTTCCAACCATAATAATCCTAATTGGCACTGGTCTACAGCAGTGAATAAAGATGATGTAATTGCTTGGATGCCGATTCCATCATTTGACGAAATATTAGAAGCTAACAAAGATGTTTTGAAACGATTAAAAAGTAAATGAGTATGGAAAACAAAATGGTTAGAGTGCCGTTTGATGTGGAAATGGCAAATAAAATTACTAATGGTGAAGTAAATGGTAATATTGTGACACGTAACGGGAGAAATGCAAGAGTTATTTGCTTTGATGCTCATAGTGATGATAATATTGTTGCATTGATTGAAGATGAAAAAGGGGTTGAATATCCTAAAAGTTATGTGTCAGACGGAATGACTTTACTTACAGAAGAATGCGATTGTGACCTCATGCTCGAAATCCCCGAATACATGACTTTTAAGGATGGGGATATAGCTACTCTTGGTTGGAAATCTGACAATGGGGAGTTTTGTGAATGGATAACTATACTTAAAAGCGTAGAAGTTGACGAAATTAATATTCTTACAGAAGATTATGTGACATTTTGTCTTAAATGTGACGAAGAAAATTATTTCCCGATTGATTTTGATTGTACGTCTGATGGTGCTAAATGGATAAGAAAACCGACAGAAACGGAAAAACAAAAGCTGGTTGACGCACTGAAGGAAAGCAAAGATCCTGAAGCGAAAGAATGTTTGAAAATGTTAGGTATTGAAGTAAAGCAGTATTTTGAGTTTAAGCCTAAAGATTGGATATTAATAAGAGATAATTCCGAGGACATGTGGTGTCTGGATATATATTCTCATAAAGTTTGGGATAAGGATGAGAAATGTTATCATTATTATTGTGTAGGCGGTTGGAGTTATCAGTGCATACCTTACAACGACCAAACCGCACACTTATTAGGAACTACAGATAATTGGGAGGAATAGATATGAAGAAGATAATGTTCAACGATAAGTACGGACTTACAAAAGCCGTAATTGAAGGAAGAAAGACGCAGACAAGAAGAATTGTTACTCATCCAAAGACATTTCATGGTAAAGATGTATGCGGATTCTATGTTTGTAAAAGGGTTTCAGATGGTGTTGTAACGGACGTTTGTATGTACGATGAGAATGAAAGTTTTATTGATGAGGGTCAGATTTTGCCAAAGTATGAGATTGGAGAAATTGTAGCTGTTGCGCAAAGTTATAAGGATTTAGGATATAGCGAAACAGCACTTGACCGAAGCCCGAAAGACTGGAGAATTGTACGTGGTGCACTTGGAAAGTCTAAAGGGTGGAATAATAAAATGTTTGTTCGTGTTGATGCTTGTATTGAAAAGGGACATCAGATACGTGTTACCAAAGTACGTATAGAAAGGCTGCAAGATATAAGTGATGATGATTGTCTGTCAGAAGGTATTGTTGTGAACGAACCTAAGATTAAAGGCGGTGTTAAATCGTATTATCCTTGCGAATACCTTAAATCATGTGCTGATAAGGTTGGATGGGGTCGTGTATTTGATACACCTCGTAAAGCTTATGCAGAATTAATAGATAAAGTAAGCGGGAAAGGAACATGGGAAAGCAACCCATACGTGTTTGTTTATGATTTCGAACTTATAAAGTAATTATATTTAATTATGAAATACAAAGTAGGTGACAGAGTTAAAATCAAAGATTATGAATATCTTGTAAAAGAATGCAAAATAGGTAATTATTTTGCAAGTCATATAGCATGTAAAACATTAACAATTAAAAATATTGATAATGAATCATGTGAATTTATTAGAGATGATTCTGTATGCTTTCATATATATACTTCCCAACTCGATAAAATTATTGATGAAATTGAAAACAATAGCATCAAGAACGACCGTAAAGACGATAAGATAATGATGGATCTTCTTCCATGGCCGGAGCTTGAGGAAATAGCGAAAGTATATACTGCAGGAGCCAAGAAATACGGACCTAACAAGTGGCAGAACTTACCTGACGGATACCAAAGATACAAGGGTGCAATGCTCAGGCACCTGACGGAAGTTGAGAAAGGCAATGAAATTGACCAGGAAACAGGGTGTCTGCATATAGCTCAGGTGGCATGGAACGCTATTGCAATGCTGCATTGTAAAATGGAAGAAATGAAACCACATTCAGAAAAAATTCCTGAAAACGCAAATGACATTGATAAGTAATAAGTTAATTTGCTTCTATGGAAAATATAAAGATACAATTCAAGGGAATAACCCGTAACACTGACGATGGAATAAGTGCTGACGGTGAATGCATGGAGCTTATTAATGCTCGCGTGAACAATTCAAGTATAGAACCGATCGGTAAACCGATAATGCTAAAGCAGACTGCACACACGTATTCCAAGATATACCATCATTCTATAGCTAAAAGGTATATAGGAATAACCGAGTCCGGCCAGATGTACGAAATGCCGGAGGATCTTTCATCAGAAACTATAATGACCGGTGATTTGAAGGCAAAAAGCATAGAATTTATAGGAAATACAATATCGGTAATAACAGATGAAGGTATAAGGTATATCCTTTTCAGGAACGGTTCATATATTTATCTTGGTGAAATTCCTGACGTACCTGAATTCGGAATTGATAAGGAAGTGAAAGCTGTTTCCGTTGAAATAGATGAAATATCAGATAACGATGATGAAGTAAGGTATGGTAACTTCACTAAAGTTCTTAGCGAAGCTAATAAAAACGGGTGTTACTGCTATTCTGCTGCGTTTTGCGCGGCTTTCAGGCTGTTTGACGGAAGTTATATCAAGTCAACTGAAATACAGATTATATTCCTTGATTCTGATGATTCAGTGACTATTACTTATGGAGACAGGAATAACCCCCAGAATATTGAATTGTCCGGAGGTTATTCAAATCAGTTTTTTGCTCAAACAAATTCGAATGGAGTTATGAAGGCACATATACTTTGCTTTAAGCCTTCATTCTTTTTTGAAGAATATGATTTTTCCGCATGGAGCGATATTATAATAGGAATAGAAATATTTTCCACCGATAATTTTAGGACAAGACTGCAGAAAGATTATTTCGGAGTCTATATATCACAGTTTGAGATGAACTGCAAGAAACCGATTGAAAGGGCGAATAATATCAGCCTGATGTATAATATTACATCGTTAAAACTTGGTGAAACAAAAAAATCTGTTGATATTGACGTTTCTATAGATAACCTTGCAACCCTTCCGCACATGGTTGACAGTTTTAACACGCATCATTCAATATTGCCAAAATCGTCTTATTCATATAACAACAGGCTTCATCTTATCGGAATAAAGAGAACTCTTTCAAGTGGTGTAAGAGTGTCTTCTACCGCAAAGGAATATCAATTCCTGATACACATATACATTCATGCTTCAGACGGTGATAAAGTTATAGAGAAATGGGAAATAGGTCAATACATAAGGACATTCATCATGTACCCTGACAGCAGGGCATACAAGATGATCATATATAGATATGAATATAATGTTCCGGTTGTAGGAATTCAGATTGATTTGAAAAAAAGTGATTACTTTGATTTTTCATTTTATTGTAAGGAATATGAATATGAAAGAGGAAGCGTTAAACAAAATACAGGGTTCTTTGACGTTATAAAGATAAGCGATTTTGAAAGCATGGAAGTTGGAGAAACAACAGACAACATTGATTACGAAAAAGGAAATGTAATGTATGTTTCAAACCTGAACAATCCGTTTTTCTTCCCTGCTGACCAGGTTTATCAGTTCAATACTGATATTGTCGGAGTACAGTCAAACGTCGTGGCCCTATCTCAAGGACAGTTCGGCCAGTTCCCTCTTTACGTATTCACCAAAGACGGTATATACGCCATGAATGTAGGAAGCGGAGAAGTCGCATATTCAAATCAGACACCTGTTACGCGTGACGTGTGCAACAATCCGGATTCTATATGCGGACTTGATACTATGGTCGCATTTTCAACCGACCGCGGTCTTATGGTAATTAACGGAACTGTTACAGAGCTAATCTCGGAAAAGATATACGGATTCCTTTCTTCATGTTCCGTATCTTCACCTATAATAGTTAAGATATTAGATGTAGCTTCTCTGGGTGACGATATATCAAGCGTTGTATTCCCTGACTATATAGAAGAAGCAAAGATAGGATACAACTATGAAGCAAAGGAAATTGTTGTTGCAAACATGAATTTTCCTTATTCGTACGTTTATTCATTGAAGACCGGGGAATGGCATAAAATATCACAGAATATAGATTCATTCGTCAACTCCTACCCTTACACGTGGGCTGTAAGCGGAAACCAGATACTTGACCTTAACAACACCCATAGAAGCGTGTCTACCATAGCACTTATAAGCAGGCCTATCAAGATGGGTACTCTTACACACAAGCGAATACTTCAGACAGCTTTAAGAGGAATAGTAAAAAGAAGCCTTTCCGACCTTTACATAAAAGGTGAGCCGGTAATGTTCAGAGGTGACACGGTAGATATATTTTCTGACGTAGGAATGTATGTACTTGCTTCAAATGACGCTGAACACTTTGAACTGGTTGCTAAAAAGGAAAAGATGGCTGATATAAGGGACCTGGTTACAAAGATGAACAAGAGCAGGCCATACAAATACTTCATGGTGTGTCTTGTAGGAGGTGTTAGGACTGACGTATCAATCAACTACATAGAAATGAATGTGGATGAAAGCTTTACGAACAGGCTCAGATAGAAAAAAGAAAAGGGAAGTTTTTAGCTTCCCTTTCTTATATTCCCATGTTTGCGGCCCTTCTTCTTACTTTAGGTGCAAGAGCGCATATACAGTCCTTCACGTTTTCAAGGGCGTTTGAAACTCCTTCAGGACTTATTCCGTATCCGTTGTCGGAAAGCCATCTGAACAGCACATATTCTGCAAGATAGTCTGATACGAGATTTTCAAGGCATTCCTTTAATTCCTCATTTTTTACCCTTTCGCTTGTAACTTCTATTGTTTCTTCGTTCATTACAACCTTTACAAGTCTTTTCTGCGAGTAAAAGTTAAGCTCGTTCAATGCGGACTTAAAATAGTCTTCAAGAATGTCGGAATTGTCCTCACACGCCTGAATGATACTTGCATCTATGTTTTCTCTCTTTCTGGACTCTCCAATATAGTAGGTCCGTGTGTATACTTTGTCTAGTATGGCTTTCTTATCCATGTTTTATTATTGTCTTTGAGGTTTTTCCCTTTCGCTTAAAATCTTGTTTATGTTCTTTTCGTTTACAAGAACTTTGTCGGCATAGTATTTCACGTCCTCCTTGTCAGAAATTGAAAACCATCTCTGGCATATAGAGTTTGATATGTAATTGGAAATACACTGCGAAAGAGAATCTTTAAGAGATTCTTTCCAGTTGGATGGCATAGACAATGAAACGGATATTTTATCGGAATTTACAGACAATGTTCCGTAATACGATAGAATGTCGCCAAGCTCTCCGGCACTTTCCTTCATGAACGGCTCTATAATTCTTATCTCATCTTCTGACAATGATATTCCGTCTATGTTACCTGCTGCCTTTCCTGTATGTGATGTGATTGCATACACTTCATCGTATACCTTTTGTGTATCTATGTCTATGACTATATCCAGCATATTATTTTTTCAGTATGAATCTGTATATAATATATGCCAGCGAAGCTATTACAGAATATATTATTACCCATGTCAATGCTGCCGGCCTTTTTGTTTCTTTCTCAACTTCCTTTGAATAGACTATATCCTGGTGAGTTGAATCCCTTATTCTCGATCCGGATTGCATCCTGTCTTCATTGTATACATCTGTCTTTGCGTCTGATGTCTCCTTGTACACTGACTCCGTTTCTGTTCTGGATATTATATGCTGGTTCCCTGAACTGTCAGGTACGGAGAATTTTGTTTCCGTACTCTTGATTACAAGTTCGCCTGTAACGCTTTCTTTTTTTACAGAATAATGATACATGTTTCTTGTAACAGAATCCGCTCTTTCGCTTATTCTGTCCAGTGAAGATATTATGTACTCTTCCGAGTTCCTTTTCCTGGAAGATGCACACCCGGATAAAATCAAAATGATAATAAGAATTACTGCTTTCATGGCCATTCAAACTTTATTGGTTCCAATGCTTTTTTCTTTTCTTCTTTTGTCTTTTCTTCCGCCTCAATTGTGTCAGAAATCATAAGTCCTTGTACTCCTCTTTTGCGTTAAAACAAGGACATTCCTTGATTCTTTCCCATGAATCAACAATTCCGTTGTTGTTCTGGTCCGGACTGATGTCACGGTGCCCCATTATCTCGGCATCAGGATATTTCTTGTGAAGAATTTTCAGAAGGCTTCTCAACGACTTCTTCTGTTCTTCTGTACGGTTGTCAACACCTTTTCCGGTGTCGTCAATACCTCCGATATATGCCACGTTGATAGAAGTAGAGTTATACCCCTTTACACCGTTGCTTACACCTGAATCATCAAGCAGCTGGCTTATTACTCCTGATTTGTCAATCAGGTAGTGGTATCCAGGATTCTTCCATCCCTTTTTCTTGAATTCCGCCTTGATGTCATTAACTGTTGCACTCTGCCTACTTGCGGTACAGTGAACAAAAATTCTTTCAATCTTTCTCATTTTTTTTCGTTTTTGTCGTTTTCATCTTGTTTATCTTCTTTGAGAATACATTTGACGTCTTCACTGTCTACGTTTGCAGCTTTTTTTACAAACACCCTTGCTGCTCCAAGAAGGTCAATTCTTATTCCTTTTGGCTTTAGTATGTTGCCAAATATGCTGCATACTTCAATAAAGCATACAAGCAGACAGGAATAAACGTCAATCTGCCAGTTCAATCCGGAAGCCACGTTAAGCATACATACCATACAAACAAATGCGAAGTATGTCACCATCTTGCCCATTGTCGCACGCATGGCTCTTGAAAACCTGACTTTCTCACCTGTTAGCAAACTCTTCCTTACACCAAATGCAAGGTCGGTCATGATCACAACAAAACTCACTATAAGCCACGGTATCATGTGGTTAAGTGATTCACTTACAAATCCGGCTGCGATGCTCGCAAATCCTCCTTGTATTGCTCCAGAAATAACACCTTTATCTTCCATAAAGGCAAATGTACCGATTTAACATCAAAAAAATAAATGAGGTCCGGACAATTATACAACCGTCAGAACCTCATTTATAACATATTACCCAAATCAACCAGTTTACATTGGTGAATTGCTGTACATCTTGCATTTAAAGTATTTCCTTGCTTTGAAACCGTGGTCAATGTCCTTAAGCATTTCTACTGCTTTCCTGTAGCAAGACAAGGCCATCTTTTCATTTGGAACCTCGGCAGGAGATTTGTAACCCATATCCATGGCAATACTCAGTGCGTGGTCGGAGTATACCATATTTGCTACTACACAGAGCGCGTATGAGTTGTAATACGGCTTTTCTTCAGTGATACCTCCAAGGCTCTCAACCGCCTTGATGAACACGTCATGATTCCAGTGGAAACCTTTTATGCCGTCCTGGTTTACGGTACGAATACTGATATTCTTAGCTTCCTGCTCGGAAAGATAGTTGTCCCATTCAGTGCTTGCAAGGTGAGACAATGCGCTTTCTGCCACTTCCGGCATTTTCATAGACACCTGCTCGAAAAGATATTCGCACACGTCAGACAACACTTCCATGTGCTTAATATCTTTAGAATTTATTATTTTGCTCTTGTACCTTTCGTACTCCTGCATCATCTGTTCTTTTGTCATAATAACTCAATCAATTTAACAATTTGGGCACTTACCGTTGAATTTCGGGATTGGTTTGTATTTCTTCCTAATCGGCACAAACACTTGATTTGATATTGCCTTAGTTTCCTTTACCGATTTATTATTTTCCATATCCAGTCATATAATTTTTGTAAAACAACAAGCACAAGTCCGAAATAGAATGACAGATAAGCCATAAACAAAGACATTACTACCGACACAAACAAGTCACAACCTTTAATCGTAAGCACAAAAAGCGAAATCCAAAACGTGCAGCACTTAGGACACTCTGCAATCTTACTTACAATCTTTGCTGCTTCTTCCGTCAATCCAAGATGGTGGGCTGTCACACCCACCATCATACAGACTAATGCAATCAATACACACTCCATTATGCTGCAGTAGTTGTAGTGATTGTAAGCGGTGTTTCGCTTACGAACATACGGCTACAGTTCTGACAAGCGGATGCAGCTACAGAATTAACTACGCTACCTGCTGCTACGTTTACACCGGTAAGTGCGGTTGTAGAATAGATAGGAATAGTGAAGTTCTGGTTAATCGGCTGTGTCTTTGTGCAGCATCCACCTCCGCAAGGAACATAAGAAATGATACCCTGAACGTTTACGGTAAGAACATACTGGTTAGTACCTACTGATTCAAGGCTTACGAAAGAAAATTGTGGATTGAATACCGGAGCAACGTCCTTACAAGTCTTGTAGCACAGACGTTGAGAAATGTTTACTTGTGCATAATAAGGAGAAGCACTTGATCCTGCTGCAAGTGTTGCGGTGATAACTGCTGGTTGAATAGCGTTGCAATTCATAATTGTATAGTTTATGCCCCCTATTAATCAATACAATCGCGCCGAGGGCGTTGGCCCGATTATTTTTTTTCAGTTTTCGCTTCCGGAGCAGAAGTAATCACATTGTATTCTTCATTTTCTTTTATCGGAAGGTTGTAGTTAAGAAGGTTTTTAAGCTCTTGCAAATCCTCCTTATCGAATATCAGTTTACCTTCCATGAGTTCAAGCTTCCCTTCTCCAATAGCCTTGTCAATGATTCCGTGTGCCATAGCCGGAATAGCTTCGTCAGGTACATTGGAAAGGTATCTGTTAAGCATAGGCTGTACGATGCTGTTGGTGATAGGCTCAATCATCGGGGAAAGTTCTTTTGTCAAACTCCAGTTCGGATTTACCCACCCAGTGCTTCGTATTTTATTCTCAATAGCCTGCACAACAGGGAAAGATGCCATTTTCGCCTGAGAGAATTGTAATACTACTGGTTGTAACCACTTGTTTAATACAGCTGCCAAAATCTGTGAGTTAGTATATTGCATATAATCTGATAGTTGAATGGTTAAGGGGTAGGACTATCCTACCCCGAAAATCTTACTGATTGCAGCAAGTGTCACATACTTTGTTGCTTGGAACAACAAGATTGAACATTGACTGCAACTGGGCAACTTGCTGGCCAATGCAACCGATGTTAGCTGTTGCGGTAGCGTTGTAAGTAGCCTGCTGCAAGTTTACTGCGTTCTGTGCATCCTTGAAGTTTTCAAGTTTGGTTGCTACCTTACCGATTTCACCCTGCAAGTATGCAACAGCTTCTACAATCTTCTGGTCAGTGTACTTGTCAGCTTTCAACAATGCGATTTCGCTGTCTTTTGCACCAAGTGAAGTTACAAGATTCAACTCATATCGGTTCACAGGAGTATTGTCAGAACATCCGTAACCGTCATTGTTGCATCCCCATCCGTTTCGACCGAGAATATTTCCAGCGTTAATACCGAAGAAAGAAGCTGCGCCAAGGATACCGCCTGCGCTGTTCCAATTACCTTGATTCTGACCAGTCACACTATAAGACTGGCCATCCATGCCTTTTATCTGCATATTTGTTGTGTTTGTGCGCCCTCTAAATGCTTCAGGCTTTGCAGGCTAAGAATTAATTCTTATCTTAGCTGGACACAAAGTTACACGACATGAAACGCATTGAAAATAAGGAAAATTCCCCAATTAGCGAAGCTGGAAATCCTGAACTTACAGAAAGAGAAATGGAAGTACTTGAACTTGCCGGTCATGGTTTCTCACAGAAAGAAATAGCTGAAAGACTGTTCCTTTCTACAAAGACGGTAGACAAGCATATAGAGAATATCAAGAAGAAGTTTAATATAAACAAATCTACAGAAATAATCGGAGTATATACATGCATAAAAAAGTCGAAGAAATTCGATGTTGAACTTCTCCGACAATACGGTTTGCAGATATTCTTTATTCTTATAAATCTGTGCGACGGAGGCATACCTCGTCAGTAATACGGTAGAATATCCTGAATACGAGGAAACTCATAACACCTGCACAGCTAAGACCGGTTGCCATAAACACGTATGGAATGTAACCTATCCAGCCAAAGTAGTAGGCAAATCCGGACATGTTGTTGATAAGAAGGCATGTTATGTTTGCCATATACCACTTGCACAACCCTGAAGAATATGATATGATTCTTATTATTGTGGGTATTGAGCATCCTCCTATTAAAGACATAAGAAACACCCGTTTATCGTAGTCTTCCTGAGAAATAAACGTTCCGTCAGAAAAGTAATCAATCATGAACGTACAGGAAACGATGGACAGACACAGCGAATAAACAAATGGTTCGTAAATCTTAAAAAATATCCTTGCTGATTTATTCCTCAGCAAGGATACCAGTTTCTTAATCATTTCTTAGTCGTTTTTGTCTTAGGAAGGCCCACATATCCACCGCCTAGTGGTGTCTTCGTTTCTTTAATTTTCTTCGCCATATATCATTGATTTTATTATGTTATTACTCTACAAAGGTATCAAATACAAATCTATTATCAAAATTAAATAAGTACAAATATGTAATGTATAACAACAAATTAATATATCATGGAAAATGCGAATACAAATAAAGAAGCGAAAATAGGGAAAATACAGCCGGCTAGCACATCAAGCCAGTCCCACTTTCCTATTCCTGACGATTTTTGTATGTATTCTACTGAACACATAGCAATTAAAACAGCCGCATCAGACAAAACTGTGCAGGTTATGGCAATAGCCACTTCCTGCATCTTCGTAATTCCTAAAATAGAATCGAAGCATGATAAACAGCATGAAGCAACAAACATAAGAGCAATCCAGATTATAAATCCTGCTTTAAGATGTGACATTCTGTTGCTTTCCTTTAACCAATCAATTACTTTCATAGATTATTATTTTATTTGTTCAACATAATGGCCAACCAAATCGGCCAAATTTTGTGTCAGTTTAATTCCACTGTCTCTTGTGCACTTATACACGGTTCCTGACTGTGTGTAATACTTTCCTTCTTCCAATATCATTCCCTGCCATAACGGATTTAATTCTTCGTTGTACGGTATCGGGTCTTCCAATGTTCCATCATGGTCTTCTACTACTACATGCCAAATTGAACTCATTCTGTCGGGTGAAAAGTTCGCTTCGCTTGTGTGTGCTTGGTCGGCTTCATACAGCTTTCCGTTGTGCTGATACTTGTCGCCCTTATTGATTGAAAGCGAGTTTTCGTTCCACACGGGGTAAAACTCTTTTACCGACAATGCTTCTGTGTTGGAAAGATTCATCGTGTTGATTTCTTTTGTTATCCTGGCGGTAAGAATCTGCATAGCTTTAATTTTAGCGTAATCTTCATTTGGCTGCTGGTAATCTTCTCCATGCGTCCATGCTTCAGAGTTCATTAAATCTGTGAACTCTTGACTATCAAATTCATATCTTGTAAGAACATTAAATTCATCAATGTTTTTTACATATTCTTCATGTAGAACAACTTGTGTTCCATCTACTGATTGACGCATTGTTGGAATAATTTCGATTCCATGTGCTTTAGCTTGACTAATTGTACAAATTACAAATTTCATATTTCTTTTAATTTAATTGGTTTAACTTACTTCTATTTCATCTACTCCGTCAAGGAGATTATATTTCTTAATTACTGCTTGTATCTGTTCTTCTGTTAGAGCTTCTTTAAAGCCGAGGAATTTATAGAGTGCCATATTAGCAAACCAAGGTGTAAAATGTGTCCCATCTCCTATTTTAGGTATAGTTGTATTATCTGCTGTCACGTTTTCATTCACTATTCCAATACAAACAGTTTTATTTACAACGTCTTTAGATAAGATAGATGTATTAAGTATTCCGTTTATATAAGTCTTACCATTAGTATTTCTATAAGAAAATGCTATATCACTTGAATTACCAGATACAGAAAAATAATATTTACTTTCTCCTTTTTTTATTTGGTCATAATAACCAGCATTAATAGTATTAATAGGCTTAAATTTCATAAACATAGTCTTAAAACCACTATCAAAAGCATCAAGACTTACGTAATCATTAGTACCATCAAATACTAATGCACCTTCGTATTCGGGAAGCATTTCTATATCAATATTACAAGTACCATCTTCAATATTTACTCCCCCTGACCTTATACTAATTGTACTATATTTTGAAGTTGGTAATTCGATATTATATTCGCCATCTTCTTTTATCTCTTTATAATCTGCTCCACCATCAGAAACTCTTATTAATCTTAATTCTATATAATTAGTCGTTTTATTAAAATAATCAGTAAGTCCTGTTACTTTAAATTTTAGATTTCCTATTATAGGTGCATCTAATATAATGCTTTGATATTTTCCTAAAGTATCAAAATGATATTTATAGTTCCCATATAAATTACCTCCATACCCACTCATACCGCTCCAAGCAAAATTATGAGCAACAGCATCATTACCATTACCACTATAATCTTTTATAGTATCTCTTGTTTCATCATCATTAGAACCTTTACTGAAATCATAATAACAATCAGGAGTAGGAATCTCAGACGGAAGAAGATATTCAGGGTCAATGTATTTACGGATAAATGATTTTATCTCTTGTTCGTCTAAGCTGCGGTCGAAGAGGTAGGCGGAGTAGAAAGCTCCTTTCCAATATTTCCCCCCATACATGGAAATACTAAACCCATGTGTTGTAACAATTTTCCCTACTGATATAGTTTTCCCATTATAAGAATTTTTAGTTTGATAACTGATGTTATCTACCCATTTAACCGAAGTTTCCCAAGAAAAACTATTAGCAAAAACCATTCCATTGTCCCTATTAAATTTATCGCTAATAACAAATGCAACTTCACCGAAATTACCAATGGTTGCACAAACTACTCCGTTATTATTAAGTGCTTTCTTTTTTACTATAATAGTATAATCGGATAAAGAAGGGGCACTACAATTAACACCATAATCATCAACTCCGTCAAATACAAGAGCATCTGGATAATTGGGTATCATTTCTAATACAATATTACAAGGGGCATCAGTAGTATCAGTTCCTGCTGAACGCATGCTTATTCCCACAGAAGTAGTTGATGTTGTGGGGTCTATATCATAGAACCCATCTTCCTTGATTTCTATGTATTGATTTATACCCCCATCTTTTCTATGGTATCTAATTTGAACATAATTACCTGTTTTTGTGTAAAAGTCAGTTATCCCAGATATATTAAAGGTCAAATTACCATTTATTGGAGTCGTATTAAAAAAATAGACTTCATAAGCATTCATTGTTCTTAATTCCCATTTGCCTTTCCCATAATTATATCCACCATATCCGCTCATTTCTGAAAAAGAAAAGTTATTAAGTGTTATATCATGACCGTTTCCTGTTAAATCTTTAAGAGTTGCTTTATCTTCATCATCATTAGTTTTACCTTTAGCTGACCAAGCGGCAATAATCCCTGGGTAATTTATATTTCCGTCACTCCTTTTTAGAGCATTGGTTATCATAAGCCTTCGTCTGTACATACTCATATCAAGCCCCTCCCAATACAGCTATATTGTATACGATAGATACTTGATAGGTCTTGCTTGCTTCAATGGTATTGCTACCTATCCACTTTACGCTTTCAGGTAGTGTCAAAGTAGTAGGAGTTGTTCCAGAAGTAAACTCAAACATATATTCATTCAGCTTGCCTTCTTCACCTTCTGCCAAAGTAATGGTAAGATTCTGCTTTTCTCCGAAAATGTAATATCTGTTCGGCTGTATTTCCTTTGCGTCCTCCGTTGCCGATTCCGTGGTAACTTTATCACCCTTTTCTTGCAACTGCTCGCTAGTTGCAAGCTGGCTGGTTTCAATGTATTTCGGCGTGCCGCTTCCGTCCGACACGTATATGCGCTCCGTGCCTTGTATATCTGTTACCTTATCAGTAAGTTCGGATAACTTCTTTCCTTCTATTGCCATAGTTGTTTATTTTAAAAATTCCAATATGATTTATTTATTTTAGGTGTAGCACTTTGTGGTTGTGCTGCCTTTTCAAGCATAAAATAAGTTCCGTCCTCCATCAGAAACAGGCTTCCGTCTTCCATAAGAAGCGCATCAGTTATGTTTTCTTCAGGAGGTGAAGGATTTGATTTCTTTCTTCCATCACCTATTATGTTTGCCTTTAGCAGGCTTTTTATAACATTTGTTCTCATACTGCCGTGTATTGAGCCTGTGTAACTTCTGAGTAGCTGATTATCTTTATGCTCTTAGGAACAAGAATCTGTATGTCTACGTCAATTACATTCTTGTTTGCGTACTTCTCTGCTTCCGGTATTTCGGCCCACTTTTCACCGCTTGTTTTCTGCATTATGTTGAACTGTGCCGGACGGCTTCTCTCAATGTGTATGTTGAAATCAGAGGATACCTGTATCTCATCTGAAATCCATGAATTACCATTCTTTGTAAAATTAAGCTGTGTCATATATCTTTGATTTTATGTTAATAAAAAGGTATTAATACGATTATCTTAAAATGTATCTTATCCATTCAAAGTAATCACCGTTTTCGATGTAATTGTTGTCATTCTCACAAGCATAGGCTTCACGCTCAAAAGAGATATTCTCGTATGCGTTCTTACCGTAGAATGGTATCTTTACAAGCCATTCCAATACATACAGAATGTAGAATGAAAGAAAAGACAATGCAAACCATAATGCAGATATTCCTGCAAAAAGAACCAGGGCCCATATAACAACTCCACTTGCAAGCATACACTCTACCCATTGTCTTGCGTGCGTGCATTCATGGTTTCGTATTCTCTGGGGCATTTCTTCCTTATTCTTGTATTTTGTACATACCCATGCGGCCAGTGTGATTGTATTGTATTCACTCCAAAGTAATTTTGCTATAAAGCTGTTGTAACGTATCTTCTTCATTTTTATTTTTATTATTGTATATTATTTTTATATTATTTAATTTTTACATATCCATAAGGTATTTCAGGGGAAAAAATAGGATTGTCTGATTTGTATAAAATTCCTTTTATAGAAATTACAAATATATTTTTATTATTACTGCATAAACGGCTGTTATTAATTGATGGGTTTTCCCCGCTTATCCAATTTACCAAGTCATTTGAGTATAGATATTCATTTGCAGTGTATAGCACAAAAACACCATCTGCATTTATATTACCTCCTATATAATTTATTTCACCATTTGGAAGAGTATGTGTAATATCATCCCAAGATTCCAAATCTTCTGATTTATATAATTTAGCAATAGAACCTCCACCAACTGAATTTCTTTCGATTGTTGCAATTAAAAAACATCCTAATTTTTCACTATAAGAACAATATAGATAATTTATGTTATCAGAGTTTGTACTTGTGAAATTTGCTTTTTGTTCCCATGAATTATCTCTAAAAGACTTTCTTGAATATACATTATTTCCAGTAATTAAAATAATACCAATATCTGAACTTTTTTTGTAAGGTATTACTGAAGAAGAGGTTAAACTAAAATCTAATGTAGCTCCAGTCTCTTCTTTAGTCCATACATCTTCGTATCCTGAAATGTAATAGCAAACATTATTACCAATCGCATAAAGATAAACACCTGAACGTACAAGATACATAATTGGGTCTTCGCCAAATGGGTATTCTAGTTCACTCCAATTAACACCTCCATCTTCTGACTTTATTAGAGCAAATCTTGAAAACGAAAATCCAATTGCATAATATATGTTATTTGAAAATTGACAAACTGATACTACAGATAAAGAATCTTCATTATTAAACTTAATGTTACATTCATTCCACAAATATCCATCTTTTGAATAAAACATTTTTGTATCAAGAACAACAAATGTCACATTATCATCTGAAAATACTCCGTAAGAAGCATAAGTCTGAGCCTCTTTAATTGCTATTTCTTCAAATTCATTAATAATAAAAGAACCTGATTCAATCCATTCTTCTCCAAATATATTTCCTTTTGCTGACATTAACATAGTACCAACTGGCATCGTTTTTAAAACTTCACTTGTTACTCCTAATGCAGCGTTCTTTGCATTATTAGCCTGCTCATTTGCGTAATTTGCTTGAGTCATAGCCATATTTGCATTTTTGGACGCTAAATCAGCCTGCTTTTGTGCATTTTCAGCTATTGCCTGTATGCTATCATTAAGAATCTCTGCTTTCCAGTTCTCATCCTTTATCCACTCCTCGTTAGTAACAGACAATCCTATATATTGCTCCTTAATCCAACCTGTACCAGGGTTGTATGTAATCATATATCCACCTTTTCTGTTTTTTTCATCTACCTTCAAACGAGTAGTGGCTATGTTTATTTCATATTCAAGCACTTCATAGTTTGCTCCATTTTCTACGCGTGAAATCTCACCATTAATAACTTCGCGCTGCTGGTCTATTTGTAATTTAGTGTAGAAATCTCCCGCGTTGAAAGTATCATCACCTCCGGCCTGACCACTGTTTATCCACTCTCCTCCTTGGAATAAATAAATCATGTATGGATAGCTGTTTCCAACATAGGCTTTGCTACCCTCATTTGTTGTAGGGTAAGCATCTTTAAGGCTTTCAACATTCAGGAAATATCCTTTATTATTGCTTGTAGCATCTTTTATTTTATTTATTTCTCTTGAAATAACACTGTTTGGAAGAAGTTTTTCAGAAAATTCGTTCAAATCAGAGTCAAGAGGAAATCTGTTCTTGTTTTCTTTTACTGTACGTAACAAATCATTTGTAGTTACTGCATCAAAATCCAAAAATCCTTTTCCCATATTCGTTATTTTAATTCAATTGCTACTTTATATAATATACCACCCTTGAAATATAAATTTTTATTATGCATGTCATCATACGGAATAGACACCTTACCAGTATATCCATTATAAATTTCTCCACCATTTCTGAACTGTATTCCATCAAATCCAAAAGCAGCATACGTACCTAAAGGGTCTCCAACAGAAAGTCCAGTCACATTCAAACGTGCTTGTCCTTGTTTATCAGGATGATTTAAAATAAGTTCAGGACTACTATATCCTGGTAAATCTGTATATGGAGATAACCTAACAAGACTATATCCATTAGAATCTTCTATTAAATATTCCGCAAATTCAGGGTCCATTTTAAGTACATATCCATCCTTTTCTATTTTAAATGAATATGTCATTTTTAAGTTGCCAGACGTATCCCAAACAATATTTCCATTTGCCAGACTACCACTGCCATCTGAATTAAGGAATATTTTATTTGCTATCGAAACGTTTCCTGTGAAAGTTCCGTCCGCACCATCAAGGTGCTTTACTTTCAGATTTTCAACGTCTATATAGTCAGCCTTCAATATTGGTTTACCGCTTGAATCAGTTGTGAATACTGCAATAGGTGAACCTTTTGAATTGTTTACGAAAAAACGTTCAGAAGTAACAGTTACAGTTTTCTTATCTATGTCAATACCTGTTGAAGCCAAATCATCGTTACTTACTTTAAGGGAAATCTTTCCCTCCATTACAGATATTGATGTTTTTACGCTTTTGAACTCTTCCGAAACGTCCTCTCCTGTCTCAAAAATGAACTTAGTTGCTTTCACAACAAGCCCGTTCTTGCTTAAATCAAAGTAACGCTTATTGTTATGGTCACCTATATAAGTCCTTCCATAATTTTTAAGATAACATTCTTTGTTGGCTCTGTCATATCCGACAGTGAATATGGCTTTGTCTGAAAGGCTGTAACTGTCTATACCTTGCAACATTGATATGTATGGTGCATTTTCACCGAAAGCTGAAATTATAATCGCATTCTGTCTGTCCTGGTCTTTATCATTACCAAGCTGTACAACAACGTCACCTTCCTTCGGATCATCGCTTCCAGAATCCATGTCAACGGTGGATAATTCTATATAATCATCTCCAACTCCTACAACCTTTCTCCACCAGTAGTGATTTCCAACGTTTTCGTACACTCCCTCTTTTATGTTGAATGACTTGGACTGCGCAAAGTCTCCCGATTTAAAAAGATTTTCAACTGCTTCTTCCGTATCATCTGAAAGGAAGTAGCATCTGAAAATGTCAGGAAAATAAATTTCGTCTTCATCAGAAAAATATGCTTTATCTCCTGTGATAAAAAATGCTTCCTGGTCCAATCTTTCAACTTCGGTAATCTTTATCCTTGCTCCTGAAGAGTTGAACAACATATCAGATCCTCCAAGTTCCGTCTTAAGAATTTCTAGCATCTGAAATGTTGCCTTAAGCCTTACAATAAGCTTGTCAAACTCGGCAACAGATTGTTTGTTGGCGTTCTGCTTTATAGAAAATCCTGCACCTAGAACGCCTGATATAAAATCAGGAGATTCAATAAAAGGAGATATAATACCACCAAGAAGCCTTAATAGGAATTCTGTAGTATCTTCATCATCCTTTCTCAAAAAATTTAAAAGAGTTCTTCTTGCTGAAAAAACATTTGATTCAGTAGGTTCCGTATTATCACCGCTCTTTATTATATATATATCGCAACCACCTGAACCTGAACCTGCACCAGATTTAAGCCTTATAATAAGCTTGTCACCATCATATACCTCAAATGCAAGCTCACTGTTTTCTTCATCAATGTGATACGGCATTGTTAATGTAGTTTATTGCTATCTTCTGCATTTCTTCTGCTGTAGCCTGGTTTTCAAAAATAGAATACACAAGTCCGGCCGTCATATAGCAAAGCGCATAAAATACAGCATCAGAAGATTCCATGTTTATGCCGGATGAAGGTTCGTATGAAGCTTCATATACAAAAACTGATACGGTATGGTTCGAACCAGTTACGCTGTAATATTCCAATATATTCTTTCCTTCAGGTGAATATGACAAGACACATACAGGCTTGTTATTACCACCTCTTGTGTATTCGTTTGATTGCTGTTTTGCTTTTTCGCTATCAAGTGGGAATGCTTCTGAAACAGTTCTTTTCCATCCTTCCATCTTGAATGCAATAAGCTTTAGAAAATCGTCAGGAAGAACTATGTATCCGGTACCATCATTGTTGTTAACCGGGTTTGAAGTTCCTTTTTTTGGATTTACGGGAATTGCGGATTTCAATACTATCATGGCAAGAGCATCACCGATACATGACTCTATGTACTGGTCTATTTTAATAGTGTCTTCATCAAGCAGAGAGGAGTTTGTTTCTTCTTCTCCTATCTCATTCATTATCGCCTTTACCTTTGATATTATTTCATCCTTCTTAACCATAGTTATTTCCAGTTGGGGAATTCAATTCCAAGTTCTTCTGATTTCATTTTGATTCTTTCCTTGTCCTGAAGTTCTGCAATAGGAACATTATATTCTCTTATGAGAATTTCCCTGGCAGATTGCACGTTCTTTACGTCAGGATATGATTTTACGGATGATTGTGATTCTGGTTCCTTTTCATTTTTTTCTTCATCAGAAGCTGGTTTCTCATCATCCACTTCAACCTCTCCAATCTTAAATGACTTTTCAAGCTTTATCATCCCTTTCAGATAGAGCCTGTTGTTTTCGATTGCAGTCTGTACTACCGGATCAGAAGTGCTGAACGTGGCAGGAGTAATTCCGGATGGAGTTATAACACCGTTTGCAAAGTTTACACGAAGCTTTGCGTTGTTTACCGGTATGAGAACGCTCATTTCTACTTTTCCGTAAATGGCATATTTTTTTTTATATAATGTTATCTTTCCCATAATACAATATCAGGGAGGCAATAAGCCCCCCTTTTTTAAACGGTTATGAATTAAAATTCGTCCTTGGTGTATATTTCACCTTCGTATTTTTCCCATGAAGAACCGTTCCACTTCCAGAACTCACCGGCTTTAGAACCTGATATTCCTGAACATGCCTGTTTCAGATAGTATATCTGTCCTTTACCCGGGCTTGACGGAGCATCAGAAGCATTGTCATGAGTAATTACGACAGTGGCACCCGGCAAGCTGCCTTTGTCATCACCTTCCACCCAGATATGTGAGTAACCTTTCAGGGCAAGAGCGTTGATTGAAATAACGGCTTCTCTCTTTGCTTCTTCGCCTTCAATCTTTTCAGTTGATTTCTCTTCGTTCTTATACCAGTAACGCACAAGTCCTTCCATGTCAAGGATTGCGCCAGAATTTGCATATCCGATAACATCAAGAGTAGGTTCGTGCTTCAGGTAAAAATCACCGAAAACAGTGTGAAGCTGCGTACAAGCAAATCCCCAAAGTTCCTTAGATGTCATTGTAATATCCTTGTGCTTTGTGAAGTCAATGTTCTGGATACTTTCAAGCATGTCTCGTCCCATCAGCCAGAACGCTTCCTTTGAACAGTCGTTACCGGTGAACTTCAATTTTGCAAGTGCGATGATTTCTTCAAATGTCCATTCACCATCGTGCTGCCATTCCCTTTTGATCTGCCACCTGATTCCTTCTGTCGTGTATACGTCCTGAACACCCATCTGACCACGATTAACCTTGAACTTTCCTTTGTGTCCAATCCATAGTGTACGGTTATTTTTTCTTCTGTACTGTTTTACTGCCGCTTCTGCGATAGTAGCTTTCTGGAATGGGATACGTTTTTTCTGACTGTCAAAGTAATCAGAGATAATCTGATTCATGATTGTCTTCTGCAGATACACTCTTGTAGGCTGTGGAACAACAAGGTCCGGTGCTACCTGCTTCTGAGTTTCTGCACATGCGTTGCTTAAAAGGATAAGTTTTGTTCCTTGCTCAATAGTAGGAACATTACAATACATGTCGGTTGATTGAGATTTCGGACCGTTCACAGCTCTTACGATAGGGCTTCCTCCGTTTGAATCATCCTTACCAACAATAAACAGCATAAGGTCAACACCTTCAAGTTCTTTCTGTCCAGTAGGATCGTAACCATTAACGCCTTTTGCGATAATTGTACCGTATTCCTGGAACAAGTCTGCATCGGTTGAAGGAACCTTAATTACAGCGGTCTGGCTGCTTGCTGCCGTATATTTTTCAGTAGTTTCTACCACAGCTTTCTGTTCGTCAATCAGGTAGTGGTCAACTTCAAAACTATGAACACGGACTTGCCTTTTTGCCTTTCGCATAATTCCGTCAAGTACGGTTTCATCCGTACCAATAAGGAATATATCTTTATCAATGTCAGGCTGGACAAGTCCGTCACCTCCTACTCCACCTGTTGCGCTTGCTGCACCTGAAACGGTAGTTGCCTGTCCTGGTACCTGGCTTTCCACGCCTGCCTGTCCCGGTGATGCCTGAGCACCTCCTTCTGTTACGGCCACTGTAGCTGTTGCGTCTGCGGCCAGCATAAACGGTGAACCTATAATCACTGACAGGATAGTCAGACAGATTGAAAACAGGCTCCATTTTTCTTCTTTCAAAAAACTGATAACTTTTTTCATGTCGTGTTTATTTTTATTTGTGTTATGGCTGTTATGCTTCACTTGCAAGCTGAAGGAACGATTTTGGCTTGCTTTTCTTTCTTGTTTCCTGGGTAACCGCTCCAAGTCCGGTTGGCATCCCGTCTCCTATCTGGTCTTTTCTCATTTTATGCACATTTTCGTTTCTTCCTTTGACCTCTCCGGCTTTCATTGCGTCACTAACGTCTGTGTCATAGTTGAAAGCCTTGTCAATCATAGCAAGAAGCTCTGTCGTGTATCTTCCTGAAAGAATAGGAGAAGCGATTTTATCCCATATATCATTAAGGAAATCATCAGGATTGTACCCTTTCTCCTTGCAGAATTGTTCAATAATTGGAGTAGACTCATCAATGTTCTTCTTGTACTCATTCTCTCTTGCAGCCAATTCTTCTGCTTCCTTTTTCCTTTCTTCTTCGGCAGATGCGATATCTTCGTATTCAGGAGTGCCTTCTTCAGCTGAAAGAAAGTCTCTTCCGTAATACCTTACAAGTGCATTACCGCTTGAACGCTTACCGCTTACAATGTCGGAAAGAACAGAAGCAAGTCTCGGGTCCCTGTTGATTGCATCGGAAAGGATTTTTTTCTGCTCTTCGTTCTTGTTGTAACTTTCGATAAGCATTCCATAGGACGACTCTTCATCTTCAGGGTTGTATCCTTCCATTTTTGCCATCATCATGGAATTAAACCTTTCCTTGTTGGTAGGTTTTCTTTCCTTTTCTCCACCGGCATTTTCTTGTACTGCCGGTTTTTCGTTAGTTTCTTTTTCCATGCTGTAGTATGTTTGTCATGTTTTGCGTGTATTGCAAAGTAAAATGTATTTGGTATTCAAATGTTGCTGAATTGGGTATAATTATTGCAGACTTGGGTAATATGTTATAATGATTTTCTTTTATTTGTATCTTTGTAGAAAAGGCTGTGTTATGAGGGACAATGACATTTCAGAAATCCGCCGTCAACACATAGCTAATGCGTTTTTTGAGGAAATGAAGTCACTTAGGAAATATTCTCTTACGCAAGATGATATAATCAGAAGCGTAATGACGAAAGGAGCTCCGAGATTTTATGTGAGTTATGAAAACGCAAGGCGTTATGTATCAAAGATTGACAGGGGCAAGCCGCTTGGGCTTAAAAACAAGAATACAATCCTCATGTATGAGGAACTCTACAGAAGGTACAAGGAGTATAAAGAAAAAACCGGATTTGTAGGTTATCAGATTCTGGCAAAGATACTACAGGAAAAAGCACCTTCTTACTACATAGACCTGAAGACGTTCAGGGAAATAATATACGGTTATTACAGATTGAGGAAGAAATGCCGGTCATAATAGTTCTATTTGTTGTATGGCTGCTTTCATTCTTTCTTCCAGTTGAAAATCTTGCCGTTTCTTCTACCTCTCCATGGTGGACATTATTCACATACAGCTTTGTACATTCCTACTTTCTTCACTTGCTCGTTAATTCATTCGTGTTCTGGACGTACTATCGCGTAATGCGAAAATCAGACGTTTATTATCTCATACCTTCCTGCATATTAATTCCGGCAATTTCAGGCTATCTATCAGCAAAAAGCGTTCCTACATGCGGATTTTCATCAGTAATATCTGTTATGATGGGATATTATCTTTCAGGATGCAGTAGAAAGATATTTGTTAAGGCATTGTCCCTTATATTGTTTTCGTATGTATTCACCGGCTTGTTCTCGAAAGGCGTAAACACACTCATTCATGTGTATAGCTTTTCATTATCTTATATTACAAGCGTAATTTATAGAAAGTTATGCTGTCTCCTTCAAAGATAATAGAGATTAACAATGAGAGACTTAAAGTAATAAACTCTCCATATAACCCTATAACCGGGGAAGGATCGTTTTCTATTAAAAGAACACGTGTAACATGTGAAGATTTCCCTTTGAATGAAATGTGGCTTCCGGATGAATTCATAGAAACCGGATTCTGCCAGATTATACTTGCAATTGGTGTAAGAAGATACATAACACAAATTCTAAAACAGGAATACAGTGAATATACAGCAAACCTTCTGTATGTTGAATTCTGTGTGCAGAGGTTTACTTACGACTTTGAGTTCTGGGCATACAGTACCGCTCTTATTTCGCCGAAGGGAGGTGGAGAGGATATAAGGTTTTTCCTGAACAGGGCACAGAGAACATATCTTAAGACACTTGAAGAACTAAGAACATCAAACAAGCCTATAAGCATAATTCTGTTGAAAGCAAGGCAGTGGGGCGGTTCCACTCTCACACAGATTTACATGCTATGGATACAGATAATACACAAGAAGAACTGGAACAGCGTTATATGTGGTGATGTGGAATCCCAGTCAAACATAGTTTCAGGTATGCTTTCCAAAGTTGTTGAACACTATCCTTCGTGGGCCGCAAACGGTGTAAAACTTGATACAAAACCGTTTGAGGGTTCCTCTAAGACAAGGCAGATTCAGTATTGTCAGTGCCTTTATTCTGTCGGCTCAGCACAGAAACCTGATAACCTTCGTTCGCAAAACATATCAATGGCTCATCTTACGGAGGTTGGTTTATGGAAGGAAACAAAAGGGAAAAAACCTGAAGACCTTGTGCAATCTATTTTTGGTTCAATCAATGACGGTCCGTATACGGTTAAGGTTCTTGAATCAACCGCCAAGGGTGTGGGTAACTACTTCCATCGTACATGGTTAAAGGCGGTAAAGGGAGAAAACGATTTCACCCCTGTATTTATACCATGGTTCCTGATAGATATGTACTCCACATATATAGGTCCAAGCAAGTACAGGCAGTTCATAGAAACAATGAACGAATATGAAATGTACTTGTTTGAACTTGGTGCCACACTTGAAGCAATCGCATGGTACCGAAAAAAGAAGATGTCAATGGAAGAAGAATGGCGTATGTGTTCTGAATATCCTTCTGATCCGAAAGAAGCGTTCCAGTCAACCGGTAGGCCTTACTTCCCAAGAAGGTATGTTGAACAATGTAGAAAAACCTGCATGGAACCTGCATTCTATGGTGAGTTTGTCGGAAACGCAATGAAGGGTGAAAAGGCATTTGACAATCTTCACTTTGTGGAGATGAAAAGAAAGAAGGATTCAAAGGACAACATACTTAACGTGTGGTTTCTCCCTGACAAGGATGCAAATCTGTATTACCAAAGATATGTAGTATCGGTAGATATTGGTGGTACCGGTGAAAAATCCGATTATTCTTCAATTAAGGTATTCGACACGATAGCAATGGTAGAAGGTGGAGTTCCTGAAGTTGTTGCTGAATGGCATGGACACATCGAACATGATATGCTTATATGGAAAGCGGCTCAGATAGCATACGCCTATGGTAATGCGCTTCTTGTAGTGGAAAGTAACACTCTTGAAACGGAAGGAACTGAAGGAGATAACTTCGAATACGTTCTTGACGAGATAAAGGATTATTACACCGAGCTGTACAGCCGTACAAGTGCGGAACAGATTAAGGAGGGTGCACCGGTTAAATATGGTTTTCATACAAACCCTTCAACGAAGCCTATGGTTCTTAATTTCATGAAGTCTGCCATGAGGGATTTCCTCTATATAGAAAGAAGTCTGGAGACAACATTTGAATACGAACAGTTTGAAATTAAGGAAGACGGTAAAAAAACCGGTGCCGTAGAAGGATGTCATGACGACCGTGTCATGTCTACTTCAATAGGGCTTTACGTATGTTACAAAAAGGGTAAGCCATACAGGCTTGCACAAAAAAATACGGGATTCCAGAAGAGGAAAACCCGTATCGTGTCAGAAGCGTCAGTTTAGGCAGCTTGTACAATTCCGTCCTGTGGAGAAGCATTTGCATCGTTCATCATCTTTCCTATAAGTCCAGGATTGTGGCTTGAAATCTGTTGCATAAGTGCAGGATCCATTTGTGTCATGCTTTGGTTTTCTGCCATTTCCTGCTCTGCACGTTTGATACTTTCCAGTATTTTTGATGCAAAAGGAAGGCTTGAGTTTTCAAGCAAAGTCTTAACATTGATAGCCTGCATTTCGAACAGTTTCATCAGGAACTCGTTTTCAAGCATCTGGAATGTCGGTGTATTGGTTCCTTCTGTAAGTTCAATGTCAAGCTGTGCTCCCTGTACCTTTTCAGGATTGTAATACTTAGATTCTTCCGAGTAATCTTTTCCGGCAAGCTCAATGTATCTCGGAGAGTTGTAATACTGCTGTATGGTCTGCATAAGCTTAAGGTCACGCCTTTTTCTGAATGACTTGAACGAATCAAACAGTCCTTTCAGATTCATTGACGCGTTTTCCGTCTGCTGAGCGTACAGTGAAGCCGCTGTTCCGGAAGAAGGTTCCTTACCCTGCATTGCTGAATTTACTCCTGCAATATCATTGATAAGCTTTAGTTGCAAGCTAAGTAGTTCATAGTCTCCTTGTACGGCACCGGCTCCGTTTAGCTGTGTTATGACAGAACGTATGTCCTTCCCTGCTTTAAGCCTGCAGAACAGCACACCGTTGTACCTTACATATTCATCAACAATTTCTTCCCTGCTCATGCTGTTGAATGCGTCCTCATCAATAACAACAAGTCCTTTTGCAGAAGATGAACGTATGAAGTCTATAAGAGTCATTGTACGGTTAATGCTTCTCTGCTGGTCTATGAAGTCCTCAATGAAGTTGAATACCTGACCGTGTATCAGAGGATAAGCGTGAAATACATAATTGTGCTGTCCATGCCAGTATGGGCTTCTTCCTTCCTGGAGCACGTCTCCCCAAGGCGTAAGATACCTGTAATACCAGTATCTTTCTACCTTGAATTCGTATTCGATAAGAAGAATATCTTCTTCAGCTACTCCTGCCAAAGAAGCTTCCTGTATCCTTTGACGGTTTATCTGCTCTATCTTATCAACTTCATTCAATCCTACAAAACCCCAGCTTCCATCAAGCATGTCCTGATAAAAATAAGCATCACGGCTTTCAAGCTTCCATCCAAGAATAACACGGCAAAGGTCCGCATCTGAAGGAGTGTAGAAGTCTGCATATTTCTGGTTGTATCCCTGAACACCGTCAACAAATGACCTTCTCTGGAATCTGTTTTTACCGTAGATGCTTTCAAGCCATTCCCTATCACTTCTGCTTTTTGAAAAAGCAGCTACTACCGTTTCAAAGTCCATGTCAAAGATTTCACCGATACATGTTATATCCCACCCTCGGTTATCCTCTATATTCGTATTGAAGAATAGTCTTGAAGGATCCACGTTATAAACCCAGGCGTCATTCATGTGTTTGTATTCGTTGTATCCGAATTCTATTCTTTGGGCAATGAATCCACCGCACTCAAGCATAGTTAATATTGAAGCATCAAGTTCTGTTATTTCGTTGAGTGACTGAGAATATTCAAGTGCTATGCTCATCATTTCACCTATTTTTGCTTCATCACGGTCTCTTACAGAGCATATAGTTTTTGTTACATTTCTTCTGAACTGACCTTCTATATTTTTGGTTATAGGAGCAATCATGTTGTTCTTCAAAGGAACCTTTCCTTGTTTCTTGATAAGTTCTCCTTCTGTTATGCTTTCTCCTGAGTCCGGGTCTGTGATATAGTCTCCCCACTGGTCACCCTTAGCGTACATAAGAGAGCGTTCCATTTTGCTTCTTGCTGTATAAAGGCTACTCCAGTACGAAGAAAACTCTTCAAGCTCATCATAAGCTGTACCTCTTGTGCGTTTTACCGTATCTTTTGTCCGGTAATCACGCGCAGGCTTTACTTTTCTGTTCAAAAATTTATTCATGATACCGTATTTTTGCAAAACTACTCTATTACTGATAATAAATGTTGATATGTTGGGTAAAGCGGCAGGAAATTAACCTGCCGCCATCGTTCTATTTCAGAGAATTAACAAGTTCTCTTCTTATCTCAACTATCATATCTTCTACCTGCTTTCTCTCTTGTCCTTCAAGTTCCTTTGCCATCTTGTAAAGTCTGTCAAGTCTGTCCTGATATGGCTTGTATCTCATATACTTTCTGAACATTTCAGAATTTACAATCTGTCTGTACTCTCCCGGATTGTTCCTGTAATTTTTCTTTACACCGTTAAGTTCGTATTTAAACTGTTCCATTTCGTCACGGAGATTGAAATATTCAGTATTTATTCCAGAGAATGCGTTTCTATCATCAACCTTATTATAGAATCTGTTTACTATTGGAACATTTCTTGCAACAAGATTTTCGTCCATTTCTCCTTCTGCCATTGATTTGGCACCATAGTAAATCGTCTTTCCTGACTGGTTAAGGAACTTGGCCATTCCTCCGAAGTATGATTCAAGAAGATTTTCTACCTTAGCCGGGTTGAAGTCGATAAAACCTTTTCTGAAATCGCTTCCTGTACCTCCACCGTTTGTAAGGTCGTTGAAGAATTTTGAAGCATCAACAAGCCATCCGGAAGTTCCCTTATATACCCTCTTCCATTCAGGATCACGTTCATTGAAAGGGGTTAGTTTTGCTATTGGCTTTCCGGTAAAATCCTTGTTCCATACGTATGTCTCAAATATAGGAGACAAAGCATCAGGCATAAATGTCTTGAGCCCCTCGTTTCCAGTAGGGTTCAAAGGTAATAAATCTGCAAGCTGGCTAACGGTTCCTTTTGCAATCCCTGTCGGTGTTGGCTTTTCTCTTCCAGTTGAAAGCTGGTAGGCATAATCTCCAAGTCCGTAGAATGCACGTAATTCAATAGGCAAAGGAATAGTAACAAACTGTCCGTTTCCTGCATAAATGCAAAGGTTGTTCCTTCTTACCCATTCTGGAAGGTCATTGTAAGGATTGTCGTCACCACCTCCAAGAACATTGTAAAGGAAATCGTTTATAACCGGCATTATAACACCTGCAGCAATAAAACCTCCAATAGTTGAATAGAACCTTACTGGATTTTTCACTCTCAGCCTGTTGAAGTTGCTTAATGACTGTACAGAAGCATTGAAGAACAGGTAAAGATTTCTCATTATACCTGCAGTGATTCCAAAAAATCCTCCGGTCTTGTATCCGGCTCCTTTTTTATTGAAGTTTACGGTAACCTCTTTTGCGTCATTTACAGAATCAACTATACTTCTTCCCATCTGCCTTGATGTCATATATACTGCAAACCTTGATACATCTTCAGCCCATCTGTTAAAATCTTCAAGTCTTTCAAGTGTATAGTCTAAAGCTGCTTTTGCAGAACCTCTTTCTCCGGTTATCTTTGAAAGTTCTTTCTTGACTTTCTTCTTATATTTATCAACATCGTTAAGATGCATGTATCCAGTCTCTCCACCGTTCTTTACGAACTCCTTGAAATACATATCAGACTGTGAATTTTTACACTTACCTCTAATGCAGTCAAAAACAGTTGGAATAGCTACAAACAAGTTTTTACGGAACTTTGCAGAGTATTTTGCATCTTCCTTTATTCCTATTGCCGACATTGAAAAAATCATATCTCGAGCAAGGTTGCTCATAACAAATGCAGGGTTTCTTGTTGTGAAGTTTGCTGCAAGCCATCTGTTTGCCCTGCTTATTGAATTGAATATAGGATTCTTTTCAGCATCAGGGTTTGTAAGTCCGTTTACAGCCTGTGCCGCTCTCGGATTTCCATTTACATAAATTATATAGTCCTTACCTCCGTTCTTTACAACTACAGTATGCTGGGATATGTTATTTTTCAATATTCTGTAATCAATGTTCAATCCTGATGATTTCTGGGTGGCAAGTCCCTTCTCTTTAAGATTCTTCATCTTTTCTTCATGGTCGCTTATCTTTTGTGAGATAATTTCCGGTGTATCATTATCCTGTATTTCCGGAATTGATATGGTCCATTCATCTTTAGCCTGGTCATAAACATACCATGCTTTACGCATAGTTGCTACATCTGTAGGATGATTCATTACCATATTCATGAAAGACTGCTTCATTAGATTTTTGTTACCTTGCAATATTGCGCTTTCAGCCATGTTTCCTATTGTTGCCATAACTTCGTCAGGTACCGATTTTCTACCCTTCATTGATTTAAGTACAGAATTAAGAGGGCTTCTTTCTGAGTTTATGTACTCATACACATCTTCTGCTGTCTTTTCATTCCATCCTCTTAAAGGTACGTAATACATGAACATTTTGCTGACGTTAGCAAAATGGTCTTTATCCATCATTCCGCTCTCGTATGTCTTTTTAAGAGTCTCCTTTGTAGCCCTGTTTGTTTTATCCCAAAGTACGGAAGTGTCATACTTTGATTCAAAGTCTTTGACATATTCAAGTGCGTCATTCTGGAAGTCTGTATGTTCCTCGTTATCAATGCTTGTAAGGATTGCTTCTGTAGCTGAGAAATCACCTACTTCTCCTATATAGTCAGATAAAGCTTTCAGGTATTCATATCCTGAATACATATTCCTGAGCCTGTCTCTTTCCATTATAAAATCATCTGCAAACTGCTGGGCATCGTTAGGGTTTGTATTAATAATCTCATTAAGCTTTTCTCGGAATGTCATTTCCACATTACGCTCTATTCCATGTGCAAGCATCATGTATCTCTCAATTTCCTTATGGCTTAAACCGTAATTTTTCATCATCTTTCCCTCAGCTTCCAGCATCGGCTTGAAGAATTTTTCGTAATACTCTTCAGCTTCGGCAGTGTTTTTTGAACTCAACTGATTCTCTGCTTTGTATGCGTCCTCGAATGACTTAATGGGTTTACCTGAAACATTTGCTATAACTTCCTGAAGGTTTTTCAATGCGAGCATACTGTCCTGATATGCTTCACGTGCTTTATACTTCCATCCTTTAAGTGAGTTTTCGTACTCTTCCAGGCTACCGTCTGATTCTCCTTCACGGAGATAATTTCCTACACCGATTTTGTATTGCATTGCCACATCAATTGCCAAATCTATCGGTCTGTTTTTGTCAAGATTCTGTGCGCTTCTCCAGAGAATATATTTCAATTCGTTGTCATTGATTTGGATATTAATACCAATTCTTCTAAGAAGATTCTTGAAAGCTTGCTTTATACGCTCCCATGTAGATACGTCAACTCCGTTCTCTGCGATGGAAGCCATGTATTCTTCCGTTGCTACACGTGAGTTATATCCGTACTTAGGAAGAGAATCAGTTATCTTTCTTCTTACTTCTCCGGATACGTTGCTGAATACTTCATCCAGGAAATCATCCATGCGTTCCTCTCCGACAAGCTGACGCAATCCGAAGTGTGCGATACCTTCGTGAAGGATGGTCTGTTTCACATCTTCCGGGCTTGTAGCGTTTGGGAGGTATACGTAAACCTTTCCGGTCTTTACATCATACCATCCTTTCACTTTTCTTCCTTTTTGAATTGCTTCCTTTGCCGCTCCTTCAGGTACTTCATCTATGGAATTGATAACCTGAACGGGTACGTTAAGGCTTTCGGCTATCTGATTCGCGTCAATAACCATGCTGCTGGCACCCATTGAATCATAAAGGAATATCTGGTCTTCTCTTGCGACGTCTTCTGTTTCGGATGCAAGTGTATTTCTTCTTTCTTCAGGTGTCATATTAAGACGTGACTGAACATTTCGTGCTTCTACTTCTCCGGAAAGTTCGTGATATCTATCCTTGCTTTCTCCCAGACCAAACTTTTCAATAAGATTCTGATATTCCTTGTAAGCATCTTCATATCCTTCTTTATCATAACCACGAACCCAAAGATTAAATCCTTCGTCGAAAGCATCTCTGCTTGGCATTATCCCATCGCCAAAAGACATTCCCAACGAAGTGTATTCATCGCGAACTGCTTTGTAAACATCCATTTTAGAAGCATCGCTTCCTAGCTCTTTCGATTTCTCTTCAAATTCATCAATCATAGACCAGGCATCGCGTTTCTCTTTTAGGCTGTTGAGATAATTACGGTAAGTTCTGGAATTTCCTCCTCGCGAAAATCCCTCAATATGCTGAATTGCATGTTGCACCTCATGTACAAGAATGCTTTTTGCATCCAAAGGAGAATTATTGTTTATCCTGATAGTCATATCATGATGACTATACGAGCCGCCATCGAAAAAGCTACCGTCATAAAATTCTACCTTTACTTGCTTCAACTCAGGATATTCTTTAAACAGAGTGTTATCAGATACATAATCATCAAGAAACTTTATATCTGATTTTTTCAGGCTATCTTTCAGTTCTGTTTCTTTCTTTGATAATTCATCAAAACGCACCTCTTCCTCATTGGAGAGTTTCTCTCCATTATACACTTTATCCGACAAAGACATAAGTTCTTTATGCCATGGTTCACGCTCAAGCAATGATTTTTCCCGTGCATTCCCCTTTGGTATATATTCAAAGTCTTCTTCTTCATACCTCCACTTGCCATCGGATCCACGTTCCCATCCGGTAGCTATTTTGATAGATTTCGCATCCTTACCTGATTTTTCCATTTCTCGCGCAACAGCAAGGTTGTCTAATCTTGTGTTAGCTTCTTCTGCTGCATCAAGGTTTGCTGCGCCTTGTTCTCCGATAAAGCGGAAACGGGTGTCAGGGTTTCCTTCTTCTCTGAACAGGGTAGTATTACCTTCTTCATCAACTTTTTCATCTATGGTATCAAATAGATTATTGAATGCTTCACCGATAGTCTCCACTTCTTTTCCTGAAGGGAATGGGTATGTTTTTTCTGAACCTGACCATTCCTCCGGTGTGATGTGGTTGGATAGGAAGTCATTTACCTGACCTCTTTCTTCCAGCTTTCTGATGATATAGTCCTGCAATGCCCTTGCTGCAAGTTCAGTGTCGGATGAATAGTATTCGTTCAATGCTACCGACCTTTTGTAATAGTCTGACGCTTTGATTACAGACATAAGGTTATCAAACGAAGACTTTACTTCGTCTCTTATATCACTCTTATACTCTCCTGATGTTGCGTGAGGTGCGCTTGAATAGATATTCTCAGGATTGAAGTTGGAGAAGTAATAATCAAGTGCGTGCATCCATTCATGTGCAAACACTCCGTTCCCTGAAGTCTTTGTCACATTGATTACATTCTTGTATGGCTCATAGTGTCCTGAAGCTGCTGATTTACCTCTGGCACCATAAGCAATAGCAAGCTTTCCCCCAAGAGACAAACCTTTCGGACTTATTCCCAATATCTTCGACATATCCATAAGAGAATCGTAGATGTTATTGAGGAATGACTGTCTTTCTTTTTGGCTCACGTAATTACCGAATTCAATTGCCCTGAATCCGAATGTGTCCAGAAGTTCATTGGTCGTAATATCACGTCCGCTTCTGTAGTCTTCACCTACTCTTTCTCTCATCTTGTCGGTTTCGGTTTTTATCTTAACCTTTCCTTTTTTTGCAGAAAGTGCGTTCTGTGCAATTTCGTCAGAAATTTGTTTGCATTCCTCTGATTTTGCCCATTGTGAAGATTCATCCATCATCTTCTTGTAGTTCAAAGAACGTTCACGTGAATATCTTTCTCCTTCAATCGGGAATCTCTTTACTTCGATAGGCTGTCCTATTCCTCTTACTTTGATTTTCACCACAAAGGCGTTAACCTCTTTTTCAATTATCTGCGTATAGCTGGCAACGCCTTCTTTCTTTTCCTCATTCAGGCGTGATTCCTCGGCTGCCGACATCTGCTGGAAGTCTTCCTGATGTTCTGCTAACCATTTTCTTGCTTCTGATGAATTCTTGAAGGATTTTACATCTACCAGTCCGAAGCCTTTTATCTTCGTTCCTACCCATGTGGTAGAGTAGTCGGTGTATCCGTCTTTCTTCTTCCAGTAAATAGAAGGAGAATACTTTGGTGCGTCAAGCTTTGTTTCTTTCTTCACCCTTTCGACAAATGCGTCAATAGCATCCTCAATGGTTTCAAACTGATTCTCTGCCCTATGGTATGGGCCTATTACGAAATTAACCTTATCTCCATCCAGGTATTTCACATTCTTTCCTCTTCTTTTGCTGAGTTCCTGATTCTGTCTGTTCAACTCATTGAAGTTGATTATTCTTGTATCGAACCCTGAACGTGGTATTATCCTGAAGTCATACAAGTCTATGTCACTATACTCCAGTCCAAGTCTTTCGTATAAGGCAGCATAAGCCTTTTCGTTTGCTGTGATAATCTCCTTACCGTATTCAGTAAACACAACACCGTTGTAAACAAGTTCCTTGCTCCGGTCTCCGGAAAGAACCTGCTTTGCGTACATTGCGAAGAACACGCTGTTTGCAGTTGACTTGCGTCTCTTGTATTCTGCCTTGGCTATATCATACATTGCTTTTACGGCAGCTGCATCTTTGATTTGTACTCCTGCTTCCACCAATGCTTTAATGTCGGGTTTTGGGAACATTTTGGAGAATGTCTGTGCGGATAGGTTTATTTTATCAGCATACTTTCTGATTATGTCTTTTCTTGCCCCACCGATTTTTTCTCCGGTGTCCTCTATTCTCTCTTTTGGAGAAGTTCTCTCCTGCTCTACATTACTATCAGTAAGCCCGGATTCGTTTGTCTGTTCGTCGGAAGTGTTTTGTGATTCAACATTCTCCTCTTGTTTTGTTCTTGTACTATTCTGCATCTCCTTAAGTCTTTTCAGTTCATTAAGTTCTTCCAATGCTTTTTTAAGTTCCTTCCCTTCCTTTCCGTTTTCGTTTGTTCCTTTCAATCTTCTCTCTGTAGAAGCTATCCTTTTGTCGATGTCGGCCATCGTATATACACCCTTGTCGGCATATTTTCTTGAAAGTCTTTCAAGGTTGATTAAGTCATCCTTGTTTTCAACTTCGATAGTTCCGGCACCAGCAAACTTCGCAAAGTCGAATTCAGTCTTATTGATTTTGTATCCCTTACCGTCTTTTACCAAACGGTATTTGATTTTTGTACCGTCAAGATATTCTTCTGCCGCGTATCCATCCGCTATTACCCGTTGGATAAAATCAGCCTTAGACATCGTTTCACCATTGAAGGAAACGTTATCGGAAAGAATGCCATCAGCCTTGCCGGCTTGAAGTCTATTCAGGGTTTTAAGGAACTTGCCTAGTGGAGTTGCGTCCTTTGCTTCCTGCGCTTTTCGTTCTTCTTCTATTCTTTGGCGTACTCTCTCCTCTCTTTCTTCCCTGTCTGCCTTTGTGCGTTGGTATGATGCTCTTTCTTCTTCCGCACCTTTTATAGCTTCGTCCAGACTTTTAAACATTCTGTCTCCTGTTCCGACATAGTTTTCATCCATGTTTTTAACTGTCTTTCCAGGACTTGAAACAAAGTACATTGTTTCTCCGACTACATTCTGAATACCATAGATTTGGAACATTCCATCCTCTGACTTCGGTATTCCTTCCAAATCAGTAAGAGGAACACCCACACGTTTCATCTGGTTTATCGTATCCTCGCTATAGGTTTCATCTGATATACTTAAGTTGTCGTATGTATCGTCAATATCCTTAGCGTTGAAAGCTACAGCAATCAACTGTTTACCATTTTTCGCATAGGCTAGTGTTTTTGTTATTCCTACCTGATTACTTCCTATTGCATCCATTCCATCCAATAATGCAGCCAGTCTATCTAGGCTCATGTTATGGGTTACACCACCAATATTAACCTTTACTGTAGTAATGGCCTTTAATGTTTTGTAAGGAGTTTTCTTGTCGGATTTTTCCCATTCTTCTTTCAGCTTGGTTTCTATCTCATTCAGCTTAGCTCGTACGGATTCTTTATCAACTGTTACTTCCTCTTGCTCTCCTTTCGGGATAATTAATTCCACCTTTGGATAACGTACGTTTTCTACATCTTCGCCTTTCTTGGAAATTACCTTTCCCTCGTTTTCGCTTGGATATGTGGCTTGTAAACGAATTAATGTAAATCCGTTTGTAGCTGTCACTGTACCGTCGCTGTAATACGCTCCCCGGTATGCAGGAATATTGCTCTTTGCATCTGTATAGCTGAATACATCTATCTTCTTCTCCGGTTTCGCTTTCTTCTGCTCTCTTTCAGCTACTCTCTTTGCATAATCAAGTACACCTTCATCCGGACGAATTCCTTCATTCTGAGCTTCTTCCACTTTCACGGACTTGTATTCAGAGAATGGCTTTGTCTTTCTTACTGAACTTTCTATCCATTTTCTGAATTCTTCCTTTGACACTCCGGACACAACACCAACTTTCCAACCTTCTTCAAAGTTAGCAAGATAAGCATCTTTCGCTTCCTCCAACGAGTTGAATCCGTACATAACCTTACTTTCATCATATTCTCCTGTTTTTTGATTTACCTGGTCTATTACATACACGTTTCCCTGCTCCGGGTTGTCCGAAAGAAATACGTCGATATGGTCTCCATCCACTCCCTCGGTACCGCGGATATATCCGTAGTCATTGTTCATGGTTACAGACCATTCTTTACCGTCAGCATCCTTTCCTGAACGCACTGAGCCTTTCGGGTTCTCTATCGTAATGTCGAATCCGTCTACTTTAACATGACCCTTTTTGTAGTTACCGGCTTCTTTTTGTGCTTCGGTAGGATTCTGGTCTACTTCCTTTCGTGCGGATTCTATTTCGGTTTTTACTGCTCCTTCTGATTCAGGTACCACGCCACCGCTTTCGCCATCAGCTTGATTTGCTGGCTCCGGTTGTTCATTGACTGTTGTATCTGCTCCTTCGTTATTACCCCGGCCTTCTGGCAGAAGTTCATCGCCTTGTTCACCGTCTGTTTGTCCTTCAGTGCTTCCTGCACCTTCTGTTTCATTTCCTCTTGATTCATTTTCTGATATGATTTGTTCGTTAAACCTTTCAAATATAGCATTTAAATCTTCATCCGAAACGGAAGAATACATGTTGTCAAGTTCTTCTTCTACGTAATCAACGTATGAAATCCACTCTTCAACTGTCATATTGTTCTGAGAAGCTTCCCATTCAAGAGCCTGCCGTTCCATGTAGTCCTCATAACCAGGTGCGCTTTCTTCTACGTCTGTACCGTGCATTGATTTTGCGGATTCCCACATCTTGGAAGGTGTGCCGTTCTGATGGAATGCATCGAGTATCATGTTGAATACGTCCTGATCTGTTACCATTCCTTGCAGGTTTTCAGGCATATCAGCGTGAATCTGCTCTGCTGCCGCTTCCGGTGTCATACCGTCAGAAGACAACGCCCAAATCATCCTGCGTCTTTCTTCCGGTGATGATGCAAGACCGAGGTGTGAACCCAACCCCTGCGTTTCTCCTGAATCATTCCATTTGAATGTTACGCGTCCTGTTGCAATCTCACGCAATACGTGTTCCATAGGAGTGTTGGCGGTTCCCATATCATTATCTTCGTTCACGTATCTTATCCTCTTACGCGGTTCCTTACGTTCGTATGCTCCTGAATCTATCTTCTTCTGTACTTCCTGTTGTGCAGCCTGCTGCTGTTCAGCCGTCATTTCTGAAAGTCTCTGCTGATTTGCATCAGATTCTTCCTTTGCCTGCTCAATTATTCCACCTGGGCGTTTTGATTCAATATCATTGGCAACACTGTTCCAGTATGCTATCTTATCGTTGATAGACTGAATGTTTGCCTTCTTCTGCTGCTTAAGACGTACAATCTCCTGAATTGTATTACCTGTCGTCTTTGCCTTATCAGCTTTTTTAAGTTCTTCCTGATAATGGTTAATCATCTGCACGGCTGTATCCTTAGCATCGTCCACGCTTTCGCTTATCTCAATTAGTGCGGATGATGTATCCTGATATGGTGCTGATTCGAAGTCATGTTCACCGTTTTCATTAACCGGTATCCTTGATATTGCAGTCTGAGGTTCAGTTTGTAACTGCTGCTGTTCAGGCTGTGTTATATCTTCATTCTGAACAAATTGTTCTTGTGAAGTTTGTTCTTCCTGAATTGCAGGTGTCATTGCGGTTCTTATCTGTTCTTCGGTTAGAAGATTAGACTGAACCGGATTTCCTTCTTCATCCAAAGCACTTACTACATATCCGTCCGGCGATTTTTGTGTTACGGAATAAGTTACGCCATCACTCTGGAATGTAGTTCCCAATTCGATTGGTTGAACGCTCTGTTCAGGCTGCATAATTTGAGCTTCTTCATTCTGGATGAATTCTTGTTCCGCATCTTCTCCTGCCTGATATGAAAGTTCATCAGCCGGTGTATCGTCAACAAGGCTTTCGAACATGGATATTGGAGCCATTTTTACCTTTCCATCCTCGCTAAGATAATATATTGTGTTGTCGGAGCTATCCTTATCTACATTTCCTTCAGCATCAAAAACTATATTACCTCGCAATATATTGACTGGGTTCTTGCTTAACCCTGACTTCACCCTCATTACGGTGCCGGTGGTTGCGTTTGTCATTCTTTCAACCTGCGACTCAGCTTCCATTCTTGCATCATACGCCTGATTCTGCACCCAGTAAGTATAATTAAGATAATCATCATAGGCATTCTTGTATTCAACAATCTTTTGAACTGTTTCCGCATCATACAATTCCGACAAGGCACTCTCACCTTCCTGATTCAATATGGACACAGCAGAGTTAAGTTCCTCTTCTCCTATTCCAATATTGTTTCTTGCTTCATTAAGATTAGATATAATGAAGCGTTTGTTCTGAATCATTTCTTCAGGTGCAATCTGCTTGTCTGCTTCCTGCAATGTCTGTTCCTGAAGGACAGAAGAAATGTAGTTTATGGCCTTTTTCTTTATGTCAGGCTGCATATTGCTTGACAGAACTTCCTTCACCATTCCGCGTGCTGTCTCTATATCGGCATCCTGCAATGCTTCCCTTACTCCGGACCAGTCCTCTCCCATCGTGTCGCGCATCTGATTCTCAAACTCACGCATGTTTCGGTAGTTCCTGTATTTCTCACGAAGGTATCCACCGGTTCCGGCCGCGCCAAAAAGTGCTGACATTGGAGCAACACCAAGGAATGTGTCTATATTATTGTCAAGGTCAACAAGCTGCTCAGGTGTCATATCTCCTATTGCGGTAGATACAAGGTTGTTCACTACCTCTTCTCCGTATTCACCTATAGGATCCGCAATCTTAGCACGTCTGGCAATTTCCTGAACCTGCTTGAATCCGTTGCTGTTAATGATGGATGAATAAGCCTTTCCAACAGAAGCAGGAATTATCTTTCCAAGGCGGTTTGCACCGGTCACTTTACCAACCCAACCAAGCATAGGAGCAAAGTATTCTCCAAGAAGCTCGCTTCCGGTCTCTGCCGCTGTTGATACGACAGACTTTCCTATTGCTTCTGCCCCAGTCTGCACATTATCCCTTCCTGCGTATGATACAGTACCATCCTGTTCCGGAGAAACCTGAACATCACCAAGTCCTCTTCTCTGATAGTCTGCTGCTACACGCGCACCGCCAAATGTAGCTGTATGAGCTGCCACATCACCAAGCCCGGCTGCTGTCCTTGCGGCTCCTTTTGCCAGTCCGGTTGTCGCACGTCCAAGTCCCATCTTTGCAGCTTTTTCGGTTGCATACTTGACAAGTGCCTTTGATGCAGGTTTTGTAACGGCCTGAATTGTTCCCATTCCAGCAATCATGTCAAGCATGAATGGGAGTGATTCTGCTGTCACTCCTCCGGCCTTGTATCCTCTTCCAAGGTCTCCTGAATAATACATCTGCGTAGCCGCGTTTGTAACCAGAGCCTGCATAAGAGCATCCTCAGACGGTGAAAGTTCTTCTCCACGGTCTACTTTGTCCATAACCTTCTTAGCGGCAGAGTAGTTCTTAAGGTCCTGCAATCCCATTGCCCATCCATCCAGCGGTGCATCCTTAAATCCTCGTGCGAATCCTGCAAAGAAATTTGTATTACCTTTCTTTTTCGCTTCGTTGGTTATATTCTGAGCCTGTTCTATAAGAGTTGATGCGTATTCAAGTTGCTTGTCAGCATCGTTCTGCTCACCGGCAAGGTAAGCCTGTGACATGGTTGAGAATATTCCACCTCCACCGGCAGACTTAACCCTCTGCTGTCTTTCCTTAACTCTCTCCTGGCGTGCGCTGTTGATAAGCTGCCTTACGCTGTCAATCTGTTCCTGATTCTTTGGCTTGAATACGTGTTCAAGTTCCTGCTGTTTCATGTACGGATCATTGTCCGCACGTTCAGCAAGCTGTATTCTCTGCTGTTCGTCCTGAACAATCCTTCCAGGAATATCGGCAGGATTCTCTGCTGACATCGTATTTTGCGGAAGAGGAAGAGTAGAAAGGTCATTTCCACGGCTTCTGAAATAATCAGGTATGTTATTCAGTATTCTTTCTTTTGTTTCAGTCCTCTGAGGATAAGAAGGTGACTGAACAGTAGTTACAACATTACCAGATTCTTCTTTTGCAGGAGGAATAGCGGATTCTCTTTGAACTTCGCCAGATATTCCGCTAACGAAGTTTTCATACGTGTCATTGAATCCGGTTTTGTCTCTCAGAACTTCATATACTTTCTTTCTCGCATCTTCACTCGTAGTCATGTCGTTGTCAAAATCCTCATAACTATCCATGAATCCTGTCTTGTTCTTGAGAATGTCGTATATCTTCTTTCTTGTGTCTGCGCTCATTATTCAATATCTTTTAGTGACCAACCGTTGTTATTGTTATCTCTAAGTGACCATCCTTGTTGTCTGTCGTGAACAGGCCTTTTATCGTCTGTTGCGGTAAGAATAGCTTCTCTCATATCATCAATTGTCATTCCTTTCTTTGTCGGATCATTGAATTGCTGGGGGAAATATCCTATTCTTACACCTTCATTGTACATTCTTGCCACGTCTGTATCTTTGTTTAGGTCGTAAGTGACTGCACCGTCATGGCCAAACTTCATCTTAGGATACTTATTTTTCTTTCCTGAACCTGCATTACCGTTTCTCTTGGCTATCTCTTGCTGACGGTATTTCTCTCTTTCCATTGCAGCTTCATTGTTCATCTTGGTACGACCTGTAGCTGCACCCTGATTGTATCTAGCAAGTTTCATCCTGAAATCATTCTTAACTCCTTCAAGTTCTTTAGCATCCTTAGCTTTACGCGCCTGCTTTTCAAGGTCAGCGGCTTTCTGCTTGTCTATAAGACCAGCCTTAAGATTAGCCTGAATCTCTGCAAGTGCTTTGTCGCGCTCAAACTTAAGATTTATCTTATCCTGTTCTGCTTTTGCAGCTCTTTCAGCACGAGCCGTAGAAAGATTGTAGTTAAGCAATGTGTCGTTGTAAGAATCCCTCAGTCTGTCAATAGCCTGATTGTATTGCTGGGTATTGCTCTTAATCGGGCTGAACATTCTGGCACCGGCAGCCGAAGAAACTGTTTGTCCGAAGAGATTTGCAAGATTACCCCAAAACTCAGCGGCCCTCTGTCTTTTAAGCGAATCTTCGCTCTCCTGGTACCTTTCTCTTAGTAACGCTGTAAACACATCATCAGGAGTTGTAGGCTTCTTCTCTGTCTGTTCCTGCATTGCCTGATTGGTTGCAGCTCTCACCTGTTCTGCAGAAGAAACGGGTAAAACAGGCTGTTCAACCTTGGTTTTATCAGGTTTTACGCCCTGATTACTTCGTGAGAATTGAAAATTTGAAAAAGATTCGGGAGATTGTCCGTAATTTTCGAATTCAGGAAGCCTTGAAGTGTCTACAGACGGGTTTTTCTTGATAAAATCGAAAAGTCCCATCATTTACCCCCTTTCTTCTTTCCCCATTCCTGCATGGAAAGAGCACTACTTATAAGCCCTAGTCCGTTACTCATAAGCTGGGCACCACCCTGCTCGTTCGCAGAAGACTGACCTAGTCTTGCCTGAAAGATGTTGTTCTGGTTCTGCTGGTCTATAGCTTCAACTTGCGCCTTTCTGGCTGTAGCCTGAGCTGCAAGTCCGGTTGCCGTTTCGTCCAGAATCTCATTGTTTGCCTGCTGTTGTGCTATTGCAGCTTCAGGTGTTGCACCGGTCACAACTGCAGTTGCCCTTGCTTCCTGATTCTGCTTTTTCAACGTGTTTTCCACCCTCTTCATTGCCGCCTGGGCTTCGGTAGAATCCATGTAATTCTGATAGTAGTTCCTGTTATACCATGCATTGTTCTTAGACTCCTGCTCGTTAATGAGCCTTTGTTGTTCCTTTGCCGCCTTGGCAGACTTGATCCCTCCGGCTATTCCGGATGCAAGTCCGCCTACGGCTCCTAATATAGCTCCAATCATACGCGTATAATTTATTTTGTGTCACACTGACAAAGTAAGCTAATTATCAGTATCATAAGTTGCGTAATTTGGTAATTGTAATTCTACACAAAGTTACAAACCTTGTAACTTCTTGTAACTTCGTATATCTTTGGGAATTAGAACATTATAAGCACTTATAAATGTTAAAAGTTACAAAATACATCATTTTTGTAACTGAGTTACAATATTAGTTACAGTTATGGGCGAAGAGAAGAAGATTACAAGAAGGAGCAGGGCAAAAAAAGTGAAGGAAATAGAGCACTCTGTTAAGCTGAATTACACTGATGAAGACCGTATTAAGGTTGTGCGGATGCTGATTGACAGCGGTATGAACTATTCAATAATGCACAAGAAGACAGGTATCAATACCAACACGATAAAACAGTGGTATTACCGGTACAAGGGAGACATAGAATTAGCAAGCTCTACTCTTATCGCAGAAAAGGTAGAGATTGACTTCGCACGTGCCAAGCTTGAATTCCTTCAGAACCATTTCCATAAGATTAACTCCCTTGCTGACATTGCTATCAACAGGGCAATTGTTCTTTGCGCGACTGAGACTGACATTAACAAGATAACCAAATTGCTTGAGGTAATATCCAACCTTGTTGTGAAGTTCAACGAATCCAGCCAGGAACAGCAACAGAATTCAGGAACCACTATCAATCTGATTAAAGACAGCGTTTTCCAGCTTAATCAACTGAAGGAAGAACAGAGAAAAAAGATAATTGAGGTATCAGAAAATGAATAATTACTATATTTGCAAAGTAAAAGCGTAGAAGACTTTTGTTCAAACAAACAGCCCCGACCGGATATGTATCAGGAAGGGGCTTTATTTTCACATCATATTCATTAATGACATGCTTCTAAGTTCAACGAAGTCCTTGTAAAGTTCCGGCCTTATCACATAATCGCACACTCTCTTAATGCAGATGCTTGCCTGCCGGCTTCTTATCTTCGTGTAATACCTGATTACACCTTTGGATCTGTCGCTGTGACCAAGACAGTAGTTAATAACGCTGTCAGGCATGCAGATGTCGCTGGCAAACTGAGCAAAGCACTTTCGCGCAGAATAGAATACCACTCTTTCCTTTATGCCAAGCTCTTCTGCAAGGTCTGTTATCGCATAAGATACGTATTGAGAGAAATTGTGATAGGTGAAATTGTATCCGAAATCAAGCTTCCCATTAGGCTTCATCCATTCTCCTGTATACCTGTCAATACCTTCAGGCATTTCAAATGCAATTACGTTTTCCTGCTGGGTTCTTCCGGCAGACTTTGTACGGACGTATCTTACTTCCTTGTCGCGGAAATCAACATTCATGATGTCTATTAGGTTCATTCCTCCCAGCATGAAGGAAATCATGAACAGGTCTCTGGACATCTTCTTTTTCTTCGTGTCAGGTCTTGAATTCATTATTCTAAGGAACGATTCAAGGCTGAGTGTAACTTCCCTGACTGGTGCAGGAGATATTCTTACGGATGAAAAAGGATGAACGCTATATGATACCATCTGGTCTGATATTGCCTTGTTCACAATAACCTTAATGTGGCTTAGAATTGTGTTTATATAAGTCTGTGTCTTTCCTGATCTTCTAAGGTATTCAGAAAAGGATTTTACGAGAACAGGCGTAATATCTTCCATATCAATATCTCCCCTGCAGTAATCACAGAAGTATCTTGAAGAGCGTTCTATAAGCTTTGCATAAGAATTCCTTCCTTCTGACATAAGATAACTCACATACTCTCCGGATATTCCCTTGAATGTTACTTCTTCCCCATCCGGTCCTGACTTGATAATATCTCTAAGCTGCTCGCATGTGTACAAATCAGTGTTCTTGACATTATCGAGACGCTCCTCGTAAATATCAAGCATATTCCTTAACTTCTTGTTAAGCTCACAGGCATCCGGGTGCCTTACTATCTTACCGTTCTTTAGCTGTCCTGGATCGTTAAGAATGATTTTTGTGACGATGTAAGAAGTTACAGACTTGTGCCGTACCGCAATCCTCAGTTTGTGCGTTCCGTTTTTAAGCACTCTTTCTTTGATGATAACAGGATTGATTGTTGCCATAGTTGTGTCCTCCGACAAGGAAAATCCAGCGTTACTTTTTCAGGTACTTTTTTCCTTCCAAAAGTGGAATAATTTTCCTTTTTTTTTAATGGCATCCTGATTGTTTTGATTCGTATAGAGAAAATCAAATATCTGTATTTCAGGCTTTTATGAGAAGAGCCGAAAGCGGGACTCGAACCCGCGACTTACTCATTACGAATGAGTTACTCTACCAACTGAGTTATTTCGGCAACGTGTTTCGTTGAAAACGGTTGCAAAATTACTGTTTTCTTGAAAACAGCCAAATAAAAAAGAGATTTTTTTCCGAGAAACTACATTTTTCCAGCCCGTACAACCCGTTTCCGTTACATCACAGGAGCATTTGACACATTATTACGTGTAATTTGTACAATAGTCCCTTGTCTGCCTTCTGCCGATTTTCTACTTTTACCCGCAAAATGAAACATTACACTACC